ACATAAAATAAATGTCCAAAATGAAAATACTCAATTGAGAATTTAAAACGGGTTTTCTAAAAATACGATTTAGACTTATATGCAGTTATTTGTGTATTTTTAGTCAAAATTATATTACCATAAAAAATAAGTATATTATATGGTAAATGATTTAGGAGAAATATATGTTGTTATATTAAGCATACGAAATGGCAACCGATACTACTCAAAAAACTCTAAAATATAATTGTGAAAAATGTTGCTTCTATACCAATAACAAAAATGATTATAGAAGACATGTATCCACATCTAAACATAAAATTAGCAACGGATTACTCAAAAAAACTCAATCATATGATTGTGAACATTGTAATAAATCATTCAATGACCGCTCTGGATTATGGAGACACAAGAAGAAATGTAATGACATACCCCCCTCAAATGAAGACCCACTGAATGAAGCCCAAACAAATGCTGCTACCCTGCTTGAGAATCCGTCATTGGTAGTTGAATTACTGAAACAGAATAAAGAATTTAAGGACCTTATATTGGAAGAACGTCGTGAATTCCAACAAATTATAAAGGAGATGTCAAAGAATATGGGTAATACTGTAAATAACAATAATAACACGAACATAAACAGTAACAATAAGTTCAATCTAAATGTATTTTTGAATGAGAAATGTAAGAATGCGATGACATTAAAGGACTTTGTAAAATCCATCAACATATCCATACAGGATTTCATAGAAACCGGAGAACGTGGATTCATAGATGGCATTTCAAATATCATCGTAGAACGTATAAATGAAATGGAAATCCATGACCGTCCACTCCATTGTACGGATTTGAAACGCGAAACCGTATACATCAAAGATGACGACAAATGGGAAAAAGATGAAGACAAAGTCCAATTACGTAAGGCAGTTAAAGGAGTAGCTAACAGGAACGAAAGAATGCGTCCAATATGGTATGATTCCACCCCCGATGTGGGTATAATGGGAACCGAAAACTACGAAAAATTCTTCAAATATTCTGAATCATCACTTGGTGGATGCGGAAAAGAAGAAACCCGATTATTTGAGGATAAAGTAATGAAGAATGTTCTCAGAGAAGTCACAATTGATAAAACAAAGGCACTGGAATAAAAATATATGAAACGAAATATATTTTTATTAGTATACACTCAATGTTCGTGCACTGGAGTCGGTAGCGTCAATATATTTTGGCATCCAAAAGTAGGGTATAATATGACCCAATCCCGCGTAATGTTCTTCAAAAATAGTTCTATAGTAAATTTGTTCTGGAGTCTGTGGTGGTAAATGTTTAAATGGGAATGAGTCAGTATCTAAATCAACAATTTTAAGCACATGTTCTTGTATAATTTGATAGAGTGAACGTGTGTGAGTAGAAACCCCATCACTGAAAGCTTCTTTACGTCTCCAGATTACACTGTCCGGTAACAATGGTTTATCATCATACTTAGCATATTCTTCTTTAGAAAACGCTTTTCGTATAAGATATTTTTCAGGAAGTTTCTCGTTGGTATGAAATCGGACATATGTGGGTATGGATAAATAGTATTCCGTCCATTCTCTGTCTAAGAAAGGTGTTCTTGGTTCTAACCCATGTGATGAAATGGATTTATCAGAGCGTAGAACATCAAATGTATGTATGTCTTTTAATAATCGCCGACATTCCTTGTCAAATTCAAATTCATCAGGTGCACTTCCCATATATAAATACCCCCCGGCAAGTTCATCTGAGCCATCTCCATTAAAAATGACTTTAGCTTCGCTATGTTTGGATATATATTTTCCAAGTAACCAATTCCCGATACTTGCTCGTACGGTGGTAGTATCGTAGCTTTCAATTCCTTTAATGACTTCAGGTATAGCATTAATGAAATCTAATTCACTCAATACAACTTCGGTATGTTTTGTTCCCAGATAATCAGCAACAATTTGCGCATGTTTTAAATCGTCGGAACCTTCAATTCCAATACTATATGTTTCAAGTGTAGGTAGACCATTTTGTATATGGTAATCGTTTACAATGGCGGTAATTAAACTACTATCAAGTCCGCCCGAAAGTAAACACGCAATCGGTCTATCTGTAGCCGAACATCGTTTATGTACTGCGTTAGTAAGATGTTTACGAATATTGCTGAACATAGTGTTAGTATACACATAATTAGTATACATGTTACTATGGAAGCCGTGCGAATGATATTGTTGTGATGATATAAATTTCCATGGTTTTTGAATTCCATATGGTAATTCATAATAAGAGAACGTACCAGGCGTGAATTGTTCTATAGTATAATCTGGATATTTAGAGGCGTGTTTAGGGTCAAGTGTCCGTTTATTATAATTAGTTCCTTTGATGTCGTCATAAATATCATATAAACCTTTAATTTCACTTGCGAATCCATATAAGTGATTCTTAGATGATTTTAAACGTGATATCGGTTTCATTTGATATAAAGGTCTAACTCCATATGGGTCTCTTGCGACATATAGTTTGGATGGCATATTGAATCTGGTATCAATTAAGACAAATGAGAACACCCCATCTAACATACGCAAAGTATGTTCCATGCCATATTTCAAATACATATGAATAATAACTTCACAATCCGAATCTGTTGTAGGTGAAACGTTTAATGTTTCATATAATTCAATATAGTTGTAAATTTCCCCATTACATATGAGCGAAATATTTTTAATACGGATCGGTTGATTTGCTTCGTCATTTAATCCATTAATCGCCAATCTATGAAATCCTAACTGTGCGTTAATCGCACAATGTGATAAAGATGAAAATTCTGGACCCCTTCCTTTCCCATTTTCAAAACAAGATTGTATAATGGATTGTGGTATATGATTATGGTTGTTTAATAATGTAAAAATTCCGCACATTTGAAGTAGTATAACAATAACAACAAATTATCTTTATATTGTTGATATTATTTGAGAACATAATATATAGATGAGCAAATACATTGATAATACACCCAAAAAGGAGAACAAGAAGGAAAGTAAGAATACCAATTTAGGAGAAACTGAAGTAAAAATGAACGCGATAAAACCAGTAGATAGTAATCGTATATTTAAATCTGTAAATTTTGTGGAGGTAGGTTTCCCTACATCAATAACTACAAATGGTGATACAAATACATATGATGTGTTATCCGATACGAAAGAAGAGGCAAGTCCAGAGGTAGTCTCCACAGAAGCAGAAGAGAAGAAGGAATCGGACGATAGTGACGATGAGAGTATTGATATAGATGACATATTTAAAGACCATATTAATATTGCGTTTGTCAGTACGTTATCAATAGTCGGTTTATTTATTTTATTTAGAATGATTCAAAAATCACGATAAAAAATGTCAAATTACAAATTTGACATTTTGAACTCTCAGTTGTAGTTAGATAAATTACATAATAATTGGTTTTGTTTTTTTTACTTTTCTCTCTTGCATACGCATTTCAAGTAGCTCTCTCTTTTGATTTATTTTCTCTTGTTTAGCCTTTTCCTTGGCAGCCAACTTGTCCGTTTGTGCTTTTTCCTTGGCAGTCAACTTGTCTTTCTGTGCCTTTTCTTTGGCAGCCAACTTGTCTTTCTGTGCCTTTTCCTTGGCAGCCAACTTGTCTTTCTGTGCCTTTTCCTTGGCAGCCAACTTGTCTTTCTGTGCTTTTTCTTTGGCAGCCAACTTGTCTTTCTGTGCTTTTTCTTTGGCAGCCAACTTGTCAGTTTGTGCTTTTTCTTTGGCAGCCAACTTGTCAGTTTGTGCTTTTTCCTTTGCCGCCAACTGGTCCTTCTGTTTTTGCTCTTTTAATTTAGTGTATTTTGTAGCTAATATCTGTACTATTAACGCAAAATCATATAGAATTTTATTACGCTCGTCGTTAAATTTCTTATTCGGCGCCCTTAGGCTTTTAAATAATATACGAGTTAACATTTCAAAATCTACTACTGTAATGTCTTCAGTCAACTCTGAGTGTCCTTCTGTCGGACAATATTTTATATCAATATCCTGTAGAAGTCTATCGTTACCATTCATTGTAAATGATGGAGTTTCATTACGATTACTACCCGCAAGATGATAACCATAATAAATAGTATCTAAATTGATTCTGATTACTTGATAGATATAAGTACGTATATGGATCATTTGTCCGCAACGTGGATTTACCATTCGAGACAAATCTTTGGTGAATGAGTATGTGTGAATCAAGTTATTAAACTTATTATAAATTCCATTTACAAAGAGTTTTACGCGAGTATCAGATGGCAGAGATGACAGATTTTTTTTGAATTCATCTCTTCCACTCGTAGAATTAAATTTAGTAATAGCATCTTGTATTCTCTCTTGTTTATTCAGATACTTAGTTGTGATGTGACGTTGGAGGTCATACGGTAAAGTTCTACGTGAACCGGAAGCATATACCAGATTTGCGTTCATATTGAATGATTATACGGAACAATTGTTCGTTATATTGTGATGCTTCCAAATATATGTGAAATAAGTTTTCAATTTTTTGGGGATTCCAATTTGAAAATTGAAAATAGTCGTAGGGACGATTGACAAATAAAAAAATGTCGGACCATATATTATTAATCGTAATAGTGTTTATACTAACCTTGATGTTAGTAATCGTTTCATACATATGTATACGCATTACAATGTGTATGAATTCTGAATCAACAGATAGGGATACGTTAAACTTCAATAGTATCGATGAATTTCTAAGTGCGTTACATAGACCCTCATCAAATGAAGATAGTGGTATTATTCGTAGTAATACCACTATTGAATTATAGTTTGTAACGTTTGTATATTTCTAATGCGACTAACCCACCAAAGATTTGTGCGAGACAGTATGATACAATTTCATTTGTAGGAAATTTGTCTGCTGCGGACATAACAATTGTGACAGCCGGATTAACATGTCCTCCTGAAATAGGGCCAATCAAAACAATAACCAGAGCTAACGCAGCACCAATAGCAATAGGATTTCCGGTTGCTAAAATAACATATACAAAAAAGGTAGTTCCTAAGAATTCAGCTAAATAATTATACATTTTCGTGTCTTATAGTTTATCAAGTGAAAAAAAGTTACTTACGAGCCCCTTTTTTTACAGGTGCGACCGACCCACCAGCACGAACTCTGCGTAGAGCACTATTACGTGAATTTTTGTCATCAGGATTGGTGAAAGAGAATTGGTTGTTATTTGCGTTAAATGTCCCTTTACCAACGGCTCCAGCACGACGTCTACGCATAACATCGGATGCGTCTCTGGATTCTCCTATCCATTTGTTTTCAGTAGGTATAACACTGGGTATTGTTTCAATGAATGTTTGACGGTCCATTTGAAATCGTCCTTCATTGTTACTTGTAGAGTCTTTTAATGGCATTGCTTTATCCGCAGTAAGAACCGCATTGTTATTGTTTTGAATAGTCCATTTCATTTTATACATTTTTATAAATTCTATACATTTATTATAGAATTTATTGTAATCGAAAATTAATGTGCTGAATCGTTGTAATTACGATTCATGGCTTGTTGTTTTCTAAAACGAATATAGTCAGAAGAATCAGGTACGAACTTAACGTTTGCGGATGATGCGGGAACATTACTATTGTCACATGTAAATGTCATCTGTTTGGGTCCTCCGCATGAATAGTTCTTTCTACCTAAGAAATCACCTAAATTGTTGACTGCTCTGAATGGGGTAATAACTCTCTTCTCTCCCTCATATGTACCGGTAGCATATGGGGTATTCCAAGAACTACGTAATATTTTTCTTGTAATTGCACTTTCGCTATCTCTTTTAGAACTCACTGTTTGTTTTGATGAGTGTCCGTTATAAGGACCTCCTAATACTGTTGAGCCGCTCATATTATTATTATTATAATATAGTCAAATATTTTGTTCTCGTTGAATCCTGTAAATATTGCCTAAACTGATATTGTTGTTTTAGTAAAATCTATGAATATAGTAATGAGTGAAACCAAAAGTGACTACGACGACGATTCTGTCACAGACAATGATTATATAAATAATATTACCATGAATTTTTTAATGAATAAAAGTCAACATAAGAAATACATTTCTGAGGAAGACCCTGCGAGATATGAACGAGAACAGAAACATATACGTACATTAAAGAAACATAAAAATGAAATTATCGAATTAACCAGAAGATTAATATGCGAACCGGATACACAAATAACAACTGACGTGAATGAATCATTTAACGATTATACGAGAACATTACTTCGTTATTTAAAAATGAAAGATATAGAGAAAAAAGGGTATGATAATGATTCAGACGATGAAACATTATTTGGTAATATAGATGAATCTGACGAAGAAGATACCGATTATAAACGTGACTCCCAAAATGATATAACTTCCTTTTGGGGTACAAAACTGATAAAAAAGTAACGTAATTGTCTAAATATTCAAAGATGTAAAAATCTAATTAGAGTGTATATCAATCAACATGTCAAAGAAATATAAGGAAAAAAGTAAAAAGAATCAAACTTTGAAAAAGCTATTAACAAGGCCAAAATATATAAATTGTAATCCAAATAATCATAGTAATAAAGTAGTTCGTGGTAGTTGTTTACCCGAAGACGTATTACATATACTCAAGGTAAATTATAACGAAAACAATCCATACAACCAAATAACATCTGAAAAACCGAGAACAATATGGAAGGAGTTAAAAAGAAGATTAAGAACATGTACGACCGAAGATTGTTGGTTAAACCTCATAAAAGACCAAAATTATGGTGAAAAACTAAATCAATATTTATATGTTCCTCGTCCATTACAACCACATAAATGGAAAGAAGAGAAAAACTACTGGTTAAGTAATCATGATATAGATAATGTGCTTACTGAATATGAAAAATCGTATTCTATGTTCCGAGCAATTCGAACTGCGAGTATCGATTTTGACGATTTATGCTATATAGAAGATTTATGTAAGTTAAAAAATAAAGAACAAGTGCAAGAATATTTAAACTTAGGAAAAACCAAAATCGGCGTGGTATTTAATTTAGACAAGTTTCGTGACGATGGTTCTCATTGGGTATCATTGTTTATTGATTTACAGGAAGGATTCGTATTTTTCTTTGATAGTTTGGGTGATAAGATACCAAAAGAAATAAAGAAATTAGTAGACCGTTTAAAACAACATTGTATGGAACTTGAAACTCCTATAGAATTAACGGAATATAACAATTACAAAGTAGAGCATCAAAAAGAGAATTCTGAATGTGGCATGTATTCGTTATTTTTCATAGTCACCTTATTAACAGGTAAAATAAACAATGTTCCGATTGAGTCGTCTGAAGAAAAAATAGACTTATTTAGAAAACCAAGAATACCTGATAGTTATGTGAGTAATTTTCGTAAAATATATTTCAAAGTATAACAAAATATATGCATAATATAAATTAGAAATGCCTCCAAAAAGAAGGAGACCTCCACCGAATTTACCTTCTTCAGTATTTACATTTCCACCAGTTCAACCTTTGACTACTACCACAATCAATAACCCTGTAAAAAATGAAAATGATGTAGAAATCACAACAAAAATATATCCAACATCATATAAAAACCGTAAAGGGTTTCAGGTAGGAAATATGAAAATAAAATTTGATACAAAAAATGCTCCATTTACAAGTAGCGATCAAGTAGACCATTATTTAAACGAATTGTTCTCGTATATTAAATGGGCCAGTACTAAAAAAGACCCTAAGGATGAAACCGTAGCAGACATGAAAAGAAATATTCATGATTTTTTAAAAGCAAAAAAAATAGAACATGTATTTTCTCCCAAAGTAATAGTTGGAAAAGGTAAAAAACAAACCAAGAAGAGGAAAGATAGAAAAGGTAAAATGACTAACTGTAATAATAAGACACGTAAAGAAAAGGTAAATTAGATAAATATTATAACCAAAAATAAGAATAAAGATAACTACTTGAATAATATTATCAGAATATTATTGAATGTCATTGTTCGTTCATCCCGAAAATCAAAAAATTCTATGGAACATTATCAATGGAAACCCATTTATTATTCGTTATTTTGAAGCGAAACCACCTCAATCAAAGGAGAATTGGTTTAAACAATCAATTGAAGATTTTTATACACGACTACAAGGGAAGAAAATAGACCCAAATGATTTGAATAATTTGAATAAAGAAGCTTTAACCAGTATGATACAAAGCGTACATATACAAAATCCTCAATATACAGCGCATAATTCAAGTCAATATACATCTCAAGCTCCTCAAGAAAACCAACCAATCACCCCACAATACCCACCTACACAAGAAACAATGAATACAATGTCTTATTCGAATACGATTAAGACACCTGAGATGGTAAATGAAAGTAAAGAAGATATATTTAACAAACAGTTTAATATGCGTCAACAGGAATATGATACTATGTTACAACGCAAAACCCCTCAAGAAATAGATTTTCGTGAAACATCCAAGGACGAAAACAAAGATATTAACGAATTATTAGAACGCGAAAGAAGAGAACGAGAAGAATTGATGAAACCGGTCCAACAAACAAATAAGTTAAGTATAGATTCTACTAATAGCAATAATATAACTTTAGACGCAATAGAGTTACAAGAATCCAAAGAAAAGAAATCTGTGTCATGGAACACAGAAACATCAAACGAAAATTGGGTTGAATTATTTGAAGTTCAAAAGTCAGAAATGTATTCAATGCGTTTACATATAATAGAACTAACCAATCAATTAGATAAAACAAATGCGCGTTTAGTAGAAGTAGAAAAACATTTACAAGAAACAACCCCGAATAAGAATCTTGAAAAAGAAGAAGATAAGCCACAACATCACATATCTAAATATGCGAATTTAGAAGAAATTAAGAAAGAGGAAACAGTTTTAGTAGAAGATGTAAATACTGACAGTGACTCGTAAATAAAATCTATGTATTGAATATAGAATGACTGTTGGTTCAAGAGCTCAAGTATTTCACGGAACTGTCGATAAGACAACCGGTGGTTTAGAAAAGAAGGATTTAATGAAGAATAAGAACGGACGTATTGTGTCTGTCAAAAAGCACAAGACTGCCAAGAAGAATAACCGTCTTAAGAAGGCAGGTTACTTCACCAAGAAGGGTGAATTTGGTTCATTCAAGAAGGAGGAAAGCAAGAATAAGACTCGCAAAAACAAGTCTCGCAAGAACAAGAAATAAATGAATTGTTGACATATGATATTTAGATATCATATGAAATAGAAATAATATAGAGTGAAAATGATAGTAATAAAAATAGATGAATTTATTTGAAAATACTCTTTTTATTAATTTAGACCATCGTCAAGACCGATTAGAACATGCGACCGAAGAATTTAAAAAAATGAATATAAATGCTGAACGTGTAGACGCAATAAAAAAAGATATAGGTGCGATTGGTTGCACTATGAGTCATATAAAATGTTTAGAAATAGCAAAAAAAAGAGACTATGATTATGTGTTTATTTGTGAAGATGATATTCATTTCAAAAACCCCGATTTATTAAAACAGAACCTTGAAAAATTCCATACAAACACAAAAATAAATTGGGATGTGTTAATCATCGGAGGAAATAACGCACGTCCATATCAAATAGTAGAGGAATATTGTTCTCGTGTATTTTATTGTCGTACAACAACTGGTTACATAGTAAAGAAGCACATGTATGACATATTACTTGAGAATTTCAAGGAAAGTGTAGACAAGTTAACCAAGGATTCATCAAAAGAATCGATTAAGAAAAACGCGGTAGACATGTATTGGCAAAGACTACAGTATCAATATTTTTGGTATATGATTACTCCACCAACAGTAACACAATATACAAGTTATAGTGATATTGAGAATACCACACGTAATACCGAGAACTTATTATTAGATATGAAAAAAGAATGGTGTATGCCACAACATCTGATTCCGTCTAATCCTTAATATTTGATTCTTAAAAAATTGGATAATACGGATTTGTTTTTTTCTTCATATTCCATATTTTTTAAATTAGAAGAATATTCTTTTTTCATCATTTTTTCACGGTACAATTGGTCGGTTTGTGCTAACATGCGTTCCGCTTCGGGTTTAGATAGAGGTGATGTAGATTGTTGTCCTCGTTCTCGCATAAAATGGTCTACTGATGAATATTTCTTGACATTTTGATAATCACGTTCACTTACTGAAAACACAGTTTCGTCTTTATGAACTTTTCGTAAATCATCAAATTTTAATTTACTAAAAGGGTCACTTGTAACATAAACTCCATCATCCTCGTCTTCATAGAAATTCGAAGTAGATGATTGGTTCGATATAATGTTCTCAACCCCACGATATTTTACTAAACCGGTTTGTTGGTCTTTAATAGAATTGAATATTTTTCCCATATTACTTGAATTTACAGTTTCGTTCGTTGTATATGAGGGGTCGTTATTTTTAAACCACTCATTCTTGCTTTCATCAACCTTGGTGGACATGTTCTTTTCAAACAGGTCATTGAATTTGTCTTGAAATTCTCTTTTTGACATTTCATTAATAACCGATGAAACTTTTTTAACAGTTCTATCATCATCTTCGTTATTTGTGTGTGGTGTATATGCGGTATTATTTGGAGTGATTTTCTGATTTTGTTTATTTTGGTTATCGTAAAAACGAACTACAACGTCAAACGCTTTTTTATAAAATAGAAAATATTTAGAATCCAATTTGGATTTGTCTGGATGCGTCATTAATACTACTTTCTTAGCCCGTTTAAGGTCGGCTTGTGAAATATTATATGTTAAATCAAACAATCCAAGTAAATCTTCAAGAGAATACATGTGAATATTTAGATTATGTTCGTTTATTGACATTGAATTACTATACTATATCTAATAATATTCTTTCAATGATTTTTACGAAAAATATATAGAAATAATGTCTGTAATATTCATATAGTAACTATGACACTCCCACTTATTACTGAAATCAAATCTCGAAATGATTATATGGACCTCATTAAATCAAACCCTGGATTATTTATTGTTAAATTTGGTGCTGAATGGTGTGCCCCTTGTAAAAAAATAGAAAAAGAAGTATTAGAAAAATTCAATACAATGCCGGATAACGTCCAATGTGCCGTTATTGATATTGATGTTAATTTTGATGTGTTTGCTTTCTTGAAAACAAAAAAAATGTTCGCAGGAATTCCCGCTATTTTATGTTATCAAAAAGAAAATGATAGTTATATTCCCGATGAAATTCACAATAATTCTAATAAAGAGGAACTACAAGAGTTTTTTACACGTTGTGAGGAGTTACTTTAATTTTATTAGCGTTCACGAAGTCTTCATATATTGATGTTAATTTAGTGTTAGGAGTTGTAATAGTATATACATAATTCCAAAAGTGTATAGTTTGTGGGTTTGAAATACATAATTGGTAGTTATCATCATATTCTATTGTTTTTATTGTATCATAGAGAAGATTAAGTGAGCTGTATGCTCCTCGATATAATTGATAATACTTGTATTTGTATATAAAATTGTATAAATATCGGTTGTATCCGAACCATTCGTAAAAACTTTCAATGTAGTCTTTATATTCAGGTTTTATCAGTATTGCGTATATGTTATTAGGTATTTCATTTAAATATCTTTGTTCGGATGGATTTACTTGGTATTTGAATTTGACATAATTACATATTATCATATTTGATGGAACACATCCAATTGTTTTTGCTATGTCTATGATATATGGAATAAACTTACGAATAAATCCACAATCACATAGTTGATTGCATAAAATTATATGGGTATTTGGCGTAATATATGGAGTCATATGTTCATAGCACAATTCGTAATCAGGCTGAGTAAATGTATCAAATACTATGATTAGTTGTGATGTACTATTCAAACTCAAATAGGATGGTATCATTTGAAAAACCCCATTATTGTTATGGTTCATAAAACAATCGTTATTGTTGATTTTACCACCAATTGATACGTATATGTCATGTATATCACACGTACTAATTATATTATTCATTATTTTCCTGCATTCTTGAGGTTCTGATAAATATATATCTTTAAATATAGGCATTTTTCAAATGACTATATTTTTAATGGCGACGATGAGTCTTCGTATTTTTGCTAATTTTCTTACTTGTTTTTGTTTTGTTCTTCTTCAATTTTCTTCTTGAAGAACCAAATAAAGGTTTCTGTTCGGGTTCTACAGGTTCTGCTATTGGTAATGATTCTTCCTCCTCCACTTCTTCTTCTGGGAGTGATTCTTCTGCCTCTTCCTCTTCCTCTTCCTCTTCTTCTGGGAGTGATTCTTCCTCTTCTTCTTCTGTATAATTATCTATATTAGGAAGCATACTTGTAGCTGAATCATCTGATTCTGTAGATGAATCCATTACGGTTACATAGGCTAATACAGATGCGGTAATTGTAGCATATATGTAATGAGTCCAAGATATTATATTTTTATTCATTTTTAGTAGTTAGTTATATACTTGCTATATTTTTATTATGACTCTTCCTAAATTATTGTTCTGATTCCAATCTCGCTTGTGCCAGTACAAATTTATCAGTCCATTTCTTTTTCACATCTACCGAAGTATTCATCTTCAATTGTCTTTCATATTGTTCTGGACTGTCATAATATAAATTATATGTTCCATTACCTATATAACCACTTGTATCTTTAACCTTAAAAAAAAGGTCTTCATGCCAAGACCCAACTCGAAAATTCTGATGTTTATGTCCGGTAATAGCATCACGGATCCACGTTCCCGGAATAAATGATGTAGAATAGACTTCGGTTTTAGTTTTAATCCCGTCATGGGACCTTACAATACGATGATATCCTGAATCGAGCATCTTAATGTCATCATACTTCCATCCATTGCGTCCCATCTTAAATACCTTTTTTTCGACGGATTTGTTTGAAAGATCGTCGGTAACTACCGAGAAGTTATCGTCGTCGAGTTGTGCCATGTATCCACGGTCATTGTCATTGAGTGAGCGAACTGAGTTATTGTCGTAATCGGACATTTAGAAAATAGTAGTATCTATAGTAACGTGTGTTATAATGAATAAACGTATAATATCTTTATGTAGTTTTACAAGTTTATTTTTGCAAGATAATATCAAATTATATTGTATACGATGATATCAATAAAACCAGAAATAGAAGACATAATAAATGACAAATTCATGAGAAAGATACAATCAGGAACGACTATATATGATGTAAATCCACCATCTATGTACGGTACTATAAATGAACCTGAAAAGAAAGTAGTTGAAACGGGTAACGATAATATCATTTATAAATATTTGAGTAATGACACATTAAACAAAGTAATAAATGTAAACGATGATACCGAATTCAATTACGTTTTATATAATATAGTAGATGATAGTGATAAACCATACGTAAAATTTTTAATGAATAATGATAATAACATAATGAAATTTCCAAATGAAAAAGGAATCATAGAGAACATTGACAATGATAGTAGTTCTGACAGTGATACGGATGACATAACGCCTTTTATTGATGAAGATGAAGATGAAGATGAGTTGTTTGATATGTCGTCAAATGAGGATGAATACTACGACGAAACTTCTATTCCAGAACAATGTTCTCGATATTTAAAAAATAATTTCGATATTACCTATGAAAATTCAGAAGATTTATATAAAGGACACATCAATGTGGAGGATAAAATATACATATTTATAGACACTTCCATAATTCACATGGACTTCCCGGATGAGAACCAATATTCGTGGGTAATCATAGATGAAATACTACATAAAAAATCATCAAATAATACACCAATATGTAAGATTATTACTCAGATGTTTACTAATAATTCAGACATACAAAATATATATGATGAGAACAATGACATAATAGAATCACCAATATGTGTATATATATGCCAATATGAAGATGAAAAGTATACGAATATTGAAACAACCGAAAGACTGAGTACTTCGTTAGTATCTAATAAGGTATCTCATGATGTATTTGGTAATATTACAATGTTCTCTACAACTTATATTTTAAACAGTAATAATTATAAAAGATACGGTTTATTTACAAGTAATGCGAATTATATCCTGCATACGAATTTTACAAGGTCTGAAGTAGAACATATAAAAGATAAATCTTGTGTCCGGTTCGCTTACAATAATGTGGAATGTTGGGCCGTAAAAGATTCCAGTATGTTCTCCCATATCTAATATAGTAATTGATAGTTATATTAGATATTACTTCATATATCCAGATAGAAATTTATCAAGAACAGTAGCATCAATTGTATGTTGAAAGTTATTTACAATATCTTCCTTTAATGGTTTTCTGTTATAGACTTCTTCATATCCATGAATATATTGGATAATTTTTTCGACATGAAGGTTATATTCGTCTTCCTCTTCACGTAGTTTTCTTGCGGTGTCTTGAATTTCTTGTAATTTAAGGTTTTCTTGTTCTCTCTTAATATCATCATGACGTATTAATTCTTCATTTCTTTCAGCTAATATACGCTGTTGCTCCAATATGAAGTTGTCTCTTTCTTTGACTGCTTCTTCAGCAGAAGTATCAATAATTGGCTCGTTATCAATCTGTTTATACCATTGATTTCTGGTTTCTTCCGCACTGGTAATAGTATCACATATATCGGGTTTCTTTACTTTATCAAATCCCGGTTTATTTTTGAATTTATATTTAAATTCTTTGACGGTACTATTTTCAATTGATGGACTGGTTTCCATCAATCTATCAAACTCAAGACGACAAGCTTTTATAAAATGCCCTGCTTTGTCACGTTCTTCGGGTTTTTTTGCTAATTCAATTCGTACATTTCTTGCAAATTTATCCCATGCAATAGCCGATACGCGATGGGCTTCATTTTTTTCCGATACTTTTAAGTATTGTTGAATTGTTGTTAAAATCCCAACTAAAATATTGATACTACCTATTATAGCGGGTGCGTATTGTTTAATATTTGGCGGAAATGTTTCTTGTGCGAAAGATGCGGTTCCAGTAATTGTAGATAAAATAATAGCTGGTATAGTAAACCACGCTTGTTGACTTGCGAGTTTAGTATGGCTTCTAAAATTTAACCATTTGTAACATTGTGCTACATCGCACCATTCAATTAATATTTCTTCGTTGTCTGGAGACCATACTACTTTATCGTCCAATGGGTTGCCCCGACCTCGAATACTATGTTTTTCATCATTGCTATCTAAATCTTTATTACTTACTTGTTTTATAGATTCGTCTGTATCCATCTAAATTAAGCTATATATTTACACAACATTCTATTTCGAATGTAGTATTTACAAAAATTATCATGTACTTTCTGTATCTGAAAGTGTAGATACAGATGTGGGAGTAGGTGCTGGAGTAGGTGATATATTGTCACTACTATCAGGAAGTAATAAGATATTGTCATTTTCATTTTTATCGTGCAATTTAATATCAGAAATTGATTCTATTAATATCGATGACTTATCGTTAATAGGCTCTATGTCCGTACGAATAAGATTTTCATCGTCATATTCATTATATTCAAATTTACGAGTAGAATCCGCCTCTTCAACATCATCCACTGAATACGCATGATTTCCATTGACATTATCCTCTATTTCATTATCAAAATCTTTAAGACGTTGTAATACATTTTTCAAATGTTTGGTTTGAGATATATGAAAAAAGGATAAATAATTTATATATAAAGTCATTTGTTGCTTTAATACAACATTTTCATGTTCTAATGTATTAAGTAAATTTGATATAGAGAACCCGATACGCGTCTTACTGTTATAGTTAGTTATTTTCGTTTGATTTATCTCGTAACATTCATATAAGAAGTTTATATAATTCATAATATCTTCATGAATATGTTTGATATCATCTAAATTATATTCTTGGAACGGGTCTAAATCTTTATATGGTGGGAATGTATAAAATTCCAGGTTAGATGCGTTTAAGTCATCACTATTGTCTTTTATATAATTAATGATAAGAGTATGTAATTTGTAATAATCACAGTACATTCTGTTATTCAATAATACACGAAATCTGTCAATATTTTCTAATTCAACGGAAAATAGTTTGTATTGGAAAAAAAAAGAGTCTAAACTGAATAGTAAAGCCTTTTTTGTGGTGGTCTTGGAAAGCTCACCATATATTGTTTTTAGTTCCATTATTTTATCATTTACTTGTTTTTTTACTTTGGTTACGTCATTTCGTAATAATAATATATTATGAAAAGTAGATTTTAACTTTTCAAGATTATGAGATAAATTATTTGCCATGTTATATACTTTCGTCACATAAAAAGTTCAATCGGATGTATAATACATACGCGACTCAGATTAACACCACAAATCACCTATAGGTTTACTTAATATATCAAACGAAGTATCCCACATGTTATATGGTTTATAAATTTCTTCCTTTTGTGAAATATTTTCCTTATTATGTGTATTTGAAAGTGTACTATATCTAAAGAATGGAACATTTTTTAATAGTGGTAAGTTAGTTCGTTTATTTCTATCAATATGATGTTTAATTTCCCAGTATTGTGCTGCTTCTTCATCATATAATAACCTTATCATTCCATATTCACAAACGTTTTTTTTAAAATTAGTAGCTCTATCAGTTGAATATAACTGAATAGTAATGAAAGCATAGTAATACTCATTTTTCTTTTCATTCACTCTATGTTTCATGTCTATAGTAGTCACATCGCCTATATCCATATGTTGAAATACAGATAATATTTCTGGTTTTGTAACAGAACCAAGAATACGAGGAATATAAATATCAATTGTTGTCATTGTTGTTATTGTTGTTATTGTTGTTATTGTTACTACTAATTACAATAACATTTAGTTTTTCAATTTTACAATAATATATTAAAAAATTGATTAAAAACAATTTTATATGAACTAATATAACTATTCCAATAATGACCGATAAATCAACCGAAACAAAGTTACCAGCAGATATTGATTCTATATATGATGAATCAATTATCCTTTCAAAACCGGTAATGAAAAGGACTGTAACCAAACCAGAATGGTTGAATGTCAAAACTGATATATCCGATAATATTATATCTGACAACGAGCTTGAACTTTCAAAACCGATTATGAAAAGGACTGTAACCAAACCAGAATGGTCTAATACACAAACTGGTACATCCGATAATATTTTAGATAATATTTCACGCCCAATACTTCGTAGGCATAGTCCTTCATTTGATGAATGTTCGCCCGACTGTATAAATACAAGTAATTCAATAATTGATATTATAGACAACTATAATAAAAAACATCAATAAATAGAAAAATGATACACACAAACATAAGTAATTTACATAAAAAGTAGTTAAACAGATTATAGTCATATTATAAATATATAGCATGGATTCAACCGAAGTTCCTACCAATTTTGTTACAGTAATTAATGATTTTACAAATGATTTAACAACAACATTTCCAGAATACAGTGATAAATGGAATCATCTAACTGGTACAATCGATGATTCGTCCCGTGATGAAATATACAAATATTGCGTGAAAGTATATCCTGAACGTTTTTTTGATATCCTATACCAAAATGCTGATATTTTTTCAGATAAACAAGACGTAAACGTACATTTCTTACCTAACATAGATTTTAAAATCCTTTATAATTCTGAAGGAGTAACTGAAAATATCCGTAAGACAATCTGGAAATACTTACAATTGGTTTTATTTACAGTAGTTGGTAGTGTTAAAGATAAGAGTACATTCGGCGATTCTATGAATATGTTTGAGGGGATAGATGAAAAAGACTTACAGGAAAAATTAGGTGAGACTATGGAAGGTCTTACTGATTTTTTCAAAGACATGGGTAAAAACGAAAGTTCTGAAAGTGAAGGTTCATCGGAACAAGAACAATCAATGCCATTTAATATGAATGGTATGCCTAATATGGAAAATATGCAAGAACATTTACATACATTATTTAATGGTAAGATTGGTTCACTCGCCAAAGAAATGGCAGAAGAAATTTCTGGTGATTTTACTGATTTACTTGGAGATAATGCGGAGAACGCAAGCCCTCAAGATGTTATGAAAAAGCTTATGAAGAATCCTACCAAAATAATGGGTTTAATGAAATCTGTAACTGGTAAATTAGACGCAAAAATGAAAAGCGGTGAAATTTCACGAGAAGAAATTATGAAAGAAGCAGGTGACCTTCTTGGAAAAATGAAAGAATCCACTGGAGGTGCTGAAATGTCTGAGATGTTTGCTAAAATGGCAAAAAGCATGGGAGGTATGGGTAAAAACATGAAGATGGATACAAATGCGATTGATCGTATGGTAAAATCTTCAAAATTAAAAGAAGGTATGTTAAAACGTCAGGATATTAAGAAAGAAAACATGTTAGAAAAGGCAAAACAAGAGGCTATTTTGTTACAACAACGAATTGACGCACAAGACAAACTAATTGCGAAGTATTCTTTAGAACAAAAAGACGGGAATAACATGGTATTCAAGTTTGATGGTGAAACTACACAGGAAAAGTCATTTATTCATCCTGACTTACTCAAAGAATTAGAAGCAGAAGATGCAACAAAACAAAACAACACAAATAAACCAAAGAAGAAGAAGAAGAAGGGAAAGAAATAAATTTTAGGTTTATATTTTTATCTGCGTATAGTTTAATTTAATGGGACTTTTTCAGTATATCAAATTAAACGTTTTTATAATTAGTTTAGCATTCGGATTATTTGCCGTATACATAACTATGCCCGATACACGTAAGATTTATGTGTACCCTACCCCTGAGAACATAGACGTACTTCAATACAAGGACAAGACTGACACATGCTTCAAATTCAAACAAAATGAAGTCGCTTGTCCCAAAAATGAGGCTGAAATAACCAAGATACCAGTTCAAAGCTAACCATTTATTTTACATAATTATGTATTGTATGTAAAATATCAGGAAGGACAATTGAGTATAAGATATTGAAAAATTATTTATATGGATGTATTGTATATTATGAATTTACAGCGTTTACTCCATACTGAACTCGGGCAAACACTTATATCAATATTACTTGGTTTAGGACTCGCAACTTTATTTAGAAAAGCATGTACGGATAAAAATTGTCTAAAATTTAATGGACCAATTATTAGTGAAATCGAAGATAAGATTTTTAAACATGATAATAAATGCTATAAATATACTACAACTTCATCCAAATGTGATAATACAAAACGTATTATTAATGTATCTGATACACCACAAATAGTCAATTAATCCAGATTATTTAGTATCATTCGTACAACTATACAATCTTACTTATATCATATTGTATAGTAATGGAGAATACAACCACCAGAATATCAGATTTACCTGACCCAAATTCACAACATATGCAACAACAACAACAACAATACATGAATCAACAACCCTCTACTAAAACAACTGAATTGCCTAATAATTATACTCCGATTAACGTCCATCCAAATCCATATGGTGTTTCAGACCAGAACCCTATTATGTCACATCCCGAACAACCAATAAGCCCTCAACAAGAACTGATTACTAATACTACGCAACAAGTTCCGCAATATTTATCAGAGGAACAGCGTCAAATGATAATGCCTTCGCAACAACAACGACTACCATCACGCCATATACAACAAGATACCACTCAATACGCTCAAGATGAAAGAGTCCAACCAAATTATATACCAAAAGAAAATGTGTCGAATGACTATGTTAGAGAGTATGAAGATTTTACAGATAAAAATATTCAGAAACATGAAAAAGAGAATGACCGCAATCAACAAATAGATGATATTTTGAGCGATTTACAAGTACCTATTTTTGTAAGTATTTTATTCTTCTTATTTCAACTTCCCATTATAAATGCATATATATTCAAACGGTTCTCGTTCTTATCCATTTATAATGATGATGGTAATTTTAATTTTTACGGATTAGTGTTTAAAAGTTGGATTTTTGGTAGTATATATTACACCATAACCAAATTTACTAATTTCTTAATCAGTCTATAATCCCAATACCTTCAATAATTTATTCTTAGAACCAGTTTTGGTTTTCTTTTTGATTGTCTTAGTTACAGGTTTCTTTATTTGTTTCTTTTCATTAGATAGTTTCGTTTTCTTATCATTAGGGGTATATTTTAAAAACCATTCTTGATATTCAGGAGATGATTGTTTATTCTTTAACTCTTTAAATTTTTGGGTTTTTTCAGACCGGATATCTTCAATAGTAGTTTGCTTACCATAACATTGGTTTGTGAAACGCTTTAAAATACCTTTCTGTTTTAGTTTATTTTTTTCTTGAATGTTGAATAAATACTCAGCCATACACAATAATCTGATATCATGTAATTTTTTGTCACCATAAACAAAGCTCAAATACAAACTCATAATAGTATCAATTGTAGCTATTTTTACTAATCTATCATTCATATTTATTTCATTATAACTATGACAAGCGATAGGTTTATGTATTACTGCTACAATGTCATCTTTTCCCACAGATACTTCTATGTTCTCAGGTATTACTTCACCAATAGCATTATTTCGTGTAATTTTAATATTTTTGATACCATTCTCTTCTAATTGTTCTTTTAATATTAATGCTGTTTTTTCTAAGTCTTCAGATAGTACATCAAAATCAGGTATTTTCTGTAATTCACGTTTATCAGCATTATTTACTTGTTTTGAATACAATCCACTTGCGTATCCACCGAAAAATACAACTCCCTCATCCATTAATGTATCTCGTGTGATGAAATAGACTTTCTCTTGTTCGGACATACCTATTTCCATTTTTCTCTGAAAATCTATCTCACTACAATTTGAAGTTTTTAATGGGTAATATTTGTTTAGTAAATTTAATCGTTCTAATACTTTCTCCCATCTGGATACATCTCCATCAGGCCTTGATAATTCTAAGTACATAGACATTCTCAAATAATTTGGAGGTGTATAATGAATACCAGATCTTTTTATAGAATCGCTTTTAATTGAATTAAATAATTGTTTGGGTAATTGTGTGATGTCAGCAATGGGAATGAAATTTACAAATACTTTGTATGTTCCGTAATGTACACCTGCTTTTGCTTCTACATTGGTGTATCCATTATTATAATATATATCAGCCAATTCTTTTGCGTCGTTCATTGCGGTTGATGAAAAGAAATCATAATCAGGTATTTCGGCTTCTTTGTCATAGAAACGCGCATTTTCTGGTAATATATTGTTAATAGCAGTACCACCATAGCATACTAACTTCTTTTTCATAATAAACTCTTCTACTATTTTTATCATTCGTTGTACGTCTTCGTCGCTAACAATTCTTTTACCAGATGTTTTTTTATTTTCTTTTATAGCACTTCGTAATACAGCCATTTCGCACTCTTGAAATGTCATTTTATTAGTACATTCATCCGGATAAAAAGTTTTCTTTGACTTTTGTGAACTATTTTTATTGTATTTACCCATTTGTATATACAATAATTATACTTTTTTTACTGCACCTGATTTTTTTTCAAATAATCGATAGTATATGCTAAAGGAAGTATACCCCCTTTGTTATCATTAAACATCTGTTCGTATTGCTCTAACTCATCGTCTTTAGAATAAAACTTATATAATACGAATTGTGCTCCGTAGTTCAATATAAAGCTATTTATTTCTGGGTTTTTTGCGTTATTATTAATAGTATCAGGCATAACCAATCTCATGCTTCGTGTGCTCGTACATAATCCACATTTGTCTTCTACTCGTATGTGGTCGTAACTTAGATTTAACAATTCGGTGTATCTGTGAAGATATAAATCATCTGACCCACTTTCTAAATTAACAAATGTGGGTAGATTATAACATCGTCTTTCATTGGGCTCACATGTAGATTTAGTTTCATAATTACGGTCAAGTGTTTTATCAATAATTAATACTATTTTACCCTGTATATCTGCCATTTTGGTTTGTTTAGTAACTTCACTTTGGTATAATCTGGACTTAATAGTTGTATCAATCGATTTTGATATTAATCTATATAATTTCGTATCATCTCCTTTTGATTTGATTCTTAAATGAATAAATAGTGGGTCATTTAAGTTAGGTGTAGGTTGAACGAAAGCGGAAGTAGATAACATACTAAATACATTATCAAGTAGTAGTGTATTCTCAGTTTCAATCGTTTCTAATGAAGTATCGTTTGTATACGTAATCATTGGTTTATCGTCAATTAATAGTACTTCAAAGTCTAATAATCTCACTCCTCGAGTTAATAGGTATTTAACCATGTCTATATTTACATTTTTACCAGTTACAGCACTATTGTAAGATGACTTTATAACATAATCTTTTAATGTAGGTTTCTCAAGTGAGTCGTTTGAAATATACGATTCATCATTGGGTAATGAAACAATACCAGTTCCTTCAGATTCTATTAAACTATGGTATTCTCCTTCTGCTGTTCCAAACAACTCGAATCCTTCGACTGTGTTACATTGACATTCATTATTTTTACATCTGGACCTACATTTTAGTGATTTACATTGTAATTTATTAATAATTCTTGCCATCATTTTACGCTTCCATAGAAAACGATATATTACATATATGAATATACAAATAATTAATAATAACAATATACTTTGAATCTTATTCATTATTATGGGTTATATATTATTTGAAGATTTAATATATTATCACTAACAAATATAATAGTAATTATATATAAACTTATAATAATGGCTGGTGGATTACTAAACATTGCTGCCGTAGGAAATGCTAATTTATTTTTAACAGGAAACCCAAGTAAAACATTCTTTAAAGTAACATACTGTAAATATAGTAATTTTGGACTTCAAAAATTTCGGATAGACTATAATGGTTCAAGAGATTTGCGTTTAACTGAACCTTCTACTTTTCAATTTAAAATACCAAGACATGCTGAGTTATTAATGGATACATATATCGTATTAACATTACCAGATATATGGAGTCCTATTCATCATCCATTACCTAAACCAATACTCTCACAAGAAGGACTTAATACTATACCAGCTATAGTAGATGGAAATGACACTGGATGTAGATGGGCTCCTTATGATTTTAGGTGGATTGAAAATATTGGTGCGTCTATGATTCAAGAAATCGAAATCACAAGTGGGTCAACGACTATTCAAAAATATACTGGTGAATACCTTTCTATGATGGTTGAACGTGATTTTAATAATGAAAAGAAAGAATTATTTAATAATATGTCTGGAAATGTACCAGAATTAAATGATCCAGCTAACTGTAATGGGCGTATTAATTCATATCCTTCAACTATTCATACTTCAAATACCGCAGGTGCTGAACCCTCAATACGTGGGCGAAATCTATATATACCCATTAATACATGGTTTACTTTGAATAGTTCATGTGCATTTCCATTAATCGCTCTTCAATATCAAGAACTGCATATTAATGTCACATTTAGACCGATTCAAGATTTATTCCAAGTACGTGATGTATTTGATTCAAGAAATAACTTCCCTTATATAAAACCAAATTTCGGTGAATCACGTTTTCAAATGTATCGATTTCTACAAACCCCACCTTCTATAGAAGTATCTGCTGAAAACTACCAAAATAAACTTTCTGTATGGAATGCTGATATTCATCTAATATCCACTTATTGTTTCTTATCCAAAGAAGAAGCAGAATTGTTTGCAAGAAAAGACCAAGTATATTTAATTAAAGATGTATTCACACATACCTTTGAAAATATAACTGGAACACGCAAGGTTAAATTGCAGTCACCACCTGGTATGGTCGCCAGTTGGATGTGGAATTTTCAGAGGAACGATGTAAATTTACGTAATGAATGGAATAACTATACAAACTGGCCATATAAGACATTACCCGTAGGTAGTGTACCATATACTAATTCAAATAAGCAAGGTGCTTTTCCAAATATAGACCCAGTTGATTTACTTGTCACTGGACTGTTAACTACTGGTAATTTCGCAGTAGAAAATAGAAAAGAAATACTTGAAACCATGGGTATACAACTGGATGGTAGTTATCGCGAAAATATGTTAACTCGTGGTATTTATGATTATATTGAAAAATATACCCGAACTAAGGGTTCCGCTAAGGAAGGTATATATTGTTATAATTTTTGTTTAGATACAAGCCCATTTGAATACCAACCATCAGGTGCTATTAATTTAAGTAAATTCAAAAATATCGAATTAGATATTACAACTTATGTTCCACCAATTGACCCTATTAATTCCAGATTTGATGTTATTTGTGATGGAGAGGGAAACGCAATTGGATTTCGTAAAGAAAATTGGAGATTATATGACTACAATTATAATATGACTTTGTACGAAGAACGATATAATGTATTATCATTCATGGGGGGGTCATGTGGTATGTTACATTCAAGATAAGTATTATTGCGTGTTAATTCCATTTTTATTACAATTATATAGTATAACAAATAAATCTATACTATATAAATGAAGGAAGTATCGAATAGTAATAAAGTATTTAGTGATGATAATAAAGATATGAAATCCGCTAACTTTCAAACCGAACATATGAAGAACAAAATAAAGAATGTGAAGAAAAGAAAGAAATTATTAAACATTAAAAATATTGAACCATTAGTTAATATTCATGAAACACCCAATAATCATTCATCAAATCCAAATGTAAAAGAAGGTTTTACTTTTAATGAATGCGATTGGACTGGAGAAGATAATGTGTTTGAAGGAAGTAACGAAGACGTTGTTGACACATCACAATCATTCGCAAAAATGGTAGAAGATGCTTTTAATTCACTTGAAACATGGTACGATGAACGTATGACATTTTATACAACAATCGCAAGTAGTGATGATAAACATATCAATCATGATAAAGGATATTTAAAACGGTATTTTAACTGGATAGTATCAATATTCATTGCGTCTGTAGTTGTATATAACTGGAGTTTTATAATGTTTTATAGAGATGCGGGTGGTAATCCTATAAAAGCATTTAATGTTCCACGAGAAGAAATTAAGAAAGCAACCGTATCAAACCCTTTTATGAAAATTGTAAATTTTTTTACTGATATACCATTCTTTATTACGGATATTTTTAAAAGATATATAACTGATTATTTTCCTGACTATATTCTCAACAAAATAGAAGACCCTTCTTCATCTAAGAATTTAAAATCAGTAATATTATTGTTATTTATGTTTATATTAGCATTATCTGTAGTTATGATACATGGCTCAGTAGGATTTTTGAAGAGTATATTGGTTGATTTTGCCAAGTTAGAATTTTCGGGTTTTTTACCTATTATGACATACATAATAATTGGAATATTATATTTAATGACGTTTATTGAAACAAACCCTATTGTCGATATATTACCACTTGGGTCATTGATTACATTCGCAGAAATGTTTAGTATTTTATATTGGTTTAAAAAGATTATGTTGTTGATATACTTATTTTTTATAGGAGCACCATTATCAACAGCCATATTATTCGGATATATATTATTTCATTCCTTATTTGGACTTTTTTATAATGGAGCAAACATATTTAAAACTAAAAACGACTTTGATGATTTTTTGAAACAGTATAAACCTATACCCAAAAGTGATACAGCATGTAGTCCTCTTAGTTTCTTTGATAAAATCATAAATTATATGACTTATATATTCAATTACATATATGATAATTGTATTCAAATTGGGATTATAATAGTCATGATATATGCGTTGCTTGATTCAAGTATAAACATAAAAAATAACGCATTAAAATCATTAATCATGGTTATTACACTCGCTTGTATAGTGGGAGCTGTTATATATAGTATACTAATTAATGTATTATCGTCGAGCAATAATGAATCGTCGTATACGAATGTACCTACACCTGACACCGACAAATTTAACCCATTTAATACACCAAATATAGTACCTACGGAAGAATCTATACCTGACTTAACAGGTAAATTACAAATACCTACAAAAGAAACTATATCTGACATTGCTGGTAAGTTAAATATAAATGATAATGCTACACTTCAGGATGGATTGAATCAAATGGGAAATATAGCATCCACATTAAATTCGTTGAAAAATAGTAAGACGTAATAAGTATATTCGATTTTCACAACTTAAATTAATTAGTATTTACAGATATAAATACTAATCGTTAGTATAATTATTATAGTAATGGGAAACGATGATAAACAACAATCTTTGGATAAATATCCGTTCGTGAGTATATGTACACCGACATTCAATCGACGCCCATTTATTGAGAACATGTTTACTTGTTTTCGTAATCAAGATTATCCAAAAGATAGACTGGAATGGATTATTGTAGATGATGGAACTGATAAAATTAAAGACTTGATTGTATCGTCAGATATTCCTCAAATACGGTATTTTGAAATAGAGAAGAAAATGTTTCTGGGTGAAAAACGCAATTACATGCATAAACATGTACGAGGTTCAATTATTGTCTATATGGATGATGATGATTATTATCCACCCAACCGTATTTCACATGCGGTAGAACGACTACAATCCAATCCAGAAGCATTATGTGCTGGTTCAAGTGAAATTTATGTATATTTCAAAGGAATGAATAAAATGATTCAATGCGGTCCTTATGGTCCTAACCACGCAACAGCAGGTACATTTGCGTTTAAAACCAAATTATTAGAACAAACTAAATATGAAGATAATGCCGCATTAGCTGAAGAAAAGGCATTTTTAAAGAACTATACCATTCCATTCGTACAACTTGACCCATTAAAAAGTATACTCGTATTTTCCCACGAGCATAACACATTTGATAAACGAAAAATGTTCGACCAAAAACAAGACCCTCAATATTTTAAAGAATCTTCCAAAACTGTAGATACATTCATACAACATAATCACGAAAGTAACATTAAAAAATTCTTTATGGAAGAAATTGATGCACTATTAGATAAATATGACCCTGGAAAACCGGAGATGAAACCCGATGTTCTCAAACAAATTAAAGAGATTGAGGCAAGACGAGCACAAATGATTAAAGACCATGAAGAAGCACAAAAACAAAATGGTCCTATTATGCTTACTCGTGAAGGACAGCCACCCATTCAATTAACTAACCAACAGATCGTTCAGATTATGGAACAACATAAAACACAAATAGTCGAACTTTCGCAGAAAAACGAACAATCAACACGATTTAATCAATTATTACAGCAAAAGGTGATTGAACTAACGAAACAAAATAGCAATAATATACAAAATAAAGATGAAAACTTAGAAAAGGAACAACTTATTATTCAAATACGTGCCCTTACAAACAGAAATGTAGTGATTGAAGAACAATTATTAAAAGCAAATGATACTATTACTGTATTACAAGGTATTTCTAAAAAGGTGAATGAGAATATTACAATCCATGCGATTGATAAAACTATTCCCGAAATATCCATACAAATAGTGAATGACGATTAGTTCTTACTCATATTGATAAAATTCATACAATTTTATCAACAACAAATTATTCAGTTTCTTCTATATCTATTGTGGTGGTATCCTTTTTTACACTCTTATCCATATATCTATACATACGTTGTATATCAAGTTTATTGATATTATAATTTTCAAACACTTCTTCGATATTATTTGTATCATCATTATTCATCATTAATCGTATTTCTTGAAACATAAAAATCAATTCAGACTTATCCAAATCTAATTCTTGACATAATCCATAAATAAACATCATATTGTTGTATTCGGTTGAATATTTTGTCAATACTTTTGTAAATCTTACTTCTGAATTACCAAATTTTTGTTTGTTTTCAGGAAAATTATCATGATAAATTTTATTATTGTGAAATGTTTTCATTAGAGAGCTCATTTCGTTAAATTGCCAAATCTGATTTTGAAATGTAATTCTATCAATATAATCGGCATAACACATTTTGTCTAAAATTTTTTGATATACTGGGATAGATCTACATCTATCATATTTTTCTATCATGTCAACAACATTCTCATGCCATAACAAAGCCACTATTGTACGTTCGGTTTCATTCATTACACGATTATGTTGATTTAATGGTACATAATTGTTAATTAATGTCTGTGTAATTCGCTTTGAATCTTCATTATTTGATTTCTGTTGAAATATTAATGACAAAGCATCTCCCTCAAGTAGTGAAGGTTTCTTTTGATAAATATCATATACAAAATTCAACTTACGTACATCGCATTGGATATATTCTAATAATGTTTGTTTTTTTTCTATATTATTCGGGGCATTTAAATCAGGAAACATAGTTATTAGTATATTGTTGATTTGATTCATTGTTGGTAATTTCAATTCAAATGTATTACATACCTTCATCAATTCGCGAATTTTTTTATCAATACAATAGTTACCTATACATATTATTGGATTCATTGTTGAATTTTCTAATTTCTGTTTCTTTGTTTTCTTTTGACGTATTAGTTTTATTAATGCTGTAATACCACCTTTATCGCCATTATTCATTCCATCTATTTCATCCATCAATATTGCTTTTTTTTTTACCTTGCGTGTCATCATAGAAAGTACGTTTCGGTTTGAGATGTTATTACTGGTTATTGTATTAATTAATCCGGTATTACGAACATCACCCGCATCATATTTTATTACATCATAATCCATTTCTTTCAATAGGTTCATTATGAACGTGGTCTTTCCTGAACCAGGAGAGCCATAAATGTATATACCTTTTTTGTATGTTACTTTATTATAATTTGTATCAAATTCATTTAATATAGATTTTATATTATCAGAAATAATCTGCCTTTCAAAAATACGTATCAAATCTGTATTATTAATTATTTTTTCCATAAGCACAACTGTTATATTATAATCGTTCTTTTATAACTTGTTTTCTACGAATAATATTTTATCATAATTTCAAAATATTATTTTACAATTTTATGCGAAAGAACTAAAATCAGCTGTTCTTGGAATAAAATTACTTTGTCTCTCGGGTAAAGCACCATATCGCGAGTAGTTATTGTTGGTTCCGTAATATTGTCCTCTGTTTCCACCGGTTTGTTGAGATGCCATGCGTCCGGTACCATTTCCAAGTTGCTGTTGGCGTTGTTGTTCGGGGGTTAATATACCAGCAACCCCACTACCAGCATCGCGAACTAATCCAATTGCTCCACCGGTTACATCTTTAACTAATCCTGTAGCTCCACCAACTATTTCACGACCTAAGTCTACTACTCCACCAACCGCATCTCGACCTAAACCTACAGCTCCACTCGCGGCATCGCGTCCTAAATCAGCAGCACCACTTGTAGCATCACGTGCCAAATCAGTTACTTCACCTACTGTTTCACCGATTACTGATTTACCTGTAGATGATTCTGGTGTACTAACTCCATTTCCTCCTACTATAGATTTACCAGAACTTGCCTTTGTTCCACTTCCGCCATTACCACCACAATTCGTGCATGTAACATCATTAGGGCACATAGGACATGTAGGACATACAGGGGGTACTATTTGGGTTTTTAAAATATAATCTTCAGATTTAGTTTCTTCTTTTTCAGTTTTTTTCTTATCACACTCTGAACTTGTTTCTGAACTTGTTTTTGAACTTGTTGGTTTCTCAACTTTTTCACAATTATCCATTCCATATAATGTGAATCTTCTCACATTCTTTAAGACTAAAGAATCCATAGTACTTGATTCAAATCCACAAATAAATACCAAAGTTTTATCCACATTTTTGATGTATGTAATTATGTTCTCTCCTTGTCCGTCTAAAGCAGTCCATGCTTTTAGTTCGGCATATTTTTCTTGATTTTCATGGGTCTTGTTATCGTCATACATTTTCTTAACATCATCTGAACCTATTTCTTTACCCTCGCCATTATAGATAGTAATGCTTCCGGTATTGTTTTCCTTACGAACTATTAAATTGGATGTAGGAATATCATACAATACAAATTTATCCACTTGATATAAATCATGTTCTCCGTATTTTTCATCTTTGACATATTTATTATTATTATCATCTTGGGTATTTGTTGAATTCGTAATTTCAACAGCTTCTACATTTATAACACTCTGCTTTTCTTTAGAAAAATGAAACACACCTCTTTGGGTCATCTTATTATCATCCGATTTTTCATAAATAGATATATATGTTTCATTTTTCCAAGGAATATAGAAAATAGTTGTTTCTGGTGCAAATTCACTTTGACTAACATAACTCCAGGTCACACATGCATTATCTATAGTATCGATTAAGCTTTCTTGGGTTGGACGATGTTCGGTTACAGTCTGAGTAAACTCATAAATGAAACTTTCGGCTCCACCACGTGGTGTAATAATTAGTTTTTTGAGGGTAGATGTTTGAGACCCCATATTTTCGTGTCCTTCAATATTGGTAAAAGTGTCACCTGAACCGGTACCATCAGTAGCATCAGTAGTATCAGTACCAGCAGTAGCATCAGTACCAGCAGTAGTATCAGTACCAGCAGTAGTATCAGTACCAGCAGTAGCATCAGTACCAGCAGTAGTATCAGTACCAGCAGTAGTATCAGTACCAGCAGTAGCATCAGTAGCATCAGTACCATCAGTAGCATCAGTAGCATCAGTACCATCAGTACCATCAGTACCAGTAGTAGCATCAGTAGCATCAGTACCAGCAGTAGCATCAGTACCAGCAGTAGCATCAGTAGTAGATGTCCACTCTACAACTGCTTCTATAATATTTCCATTTTTCTTATCATAAAAAATTGTTTCGGTTAATTGGGTTAAAGGTGCGGTCGGTGAATATTCAGGTAATATAAATTCACTAAACTGTCCTTTATCATTAAACATGTTCTCAACACCTTCTACAAAGTATGAATTTCTCATGTAAATTGATATTGCTAAAACTATCAATAATATTAAAAATACGACTAAGGGTGTTAACTTGAAACTCTTCATTATATATAAACTATATAACGAAAAATATTTTGTGACGAAAAATTGAATAGAAACGTTATTTTTGTAATATTTCAAATATCAAATGGAAACTTCTAAAAAGACACGTGTTAAAAAGGAAACCCCCTTATTAGAACGGTTTTATAGCGATAATGCTGATTTGTATGAAATATCAATGGATGAAGCAGGTAGAGGCTGTATGTTTGGACGTGTATACATTGCTTCAGTAGTTCTTCCTAAAAATCCAGAATTGTTTTCTGGGGTGGATGTAAAAGACAGTAAAAAGTTTAGTTCAAAAACAAAATTACGTGAAGTTGCTGAATATATTAAAGAAAATGCTCTCGCATGGCATATTGAATACGCAGAAGCAAGTGAAATAGACAATAAAAATATTTTGGCATGTGTTATGGATGGTATGCATAGTTGTATTCGTGAGTCTATTGTAAAAGTAAATGATGTTACTGGTATTCAACACAATACATCAAAATTTATGGCGATTGTGGATGGTAATTATTTCAAACCATATTGCCATTTTGATGTGAGTACAAATGATTATCAACAAATACCATATGTAACGGTTGAAAAAGGTGATGGTAAATACATGGCAATCGCAGCCGCAAGTATCCTTGCTAAAACAGCTCGTGATGATTATGTATTAGAAATGTGTGAAAAATATCCAATTTTATCAGAACAATATGGTCTTGATAAAAATGTAGGCTATGGAACTAAGCTTCATATGTCAGGGATTCAAGAATATGGTATTACACAGTGGCATCGTCGCAGTTTTGGCTGTTGTAAAACTGCTATAGTGACTGAGATTGAATAATTTACATGTCTTGAGCGGTCTGGATTTTTACATCTTCATTAAACTGATGTTTTTTATTTATAAATATTATATCAACCTGCATATTATAATTAAATATGTAATGAGATTCTACAATATCATAAGGAATAAATCCTATAGAATCCATATATTTTATATGCTCTAAAAAATTGGGTACACCTTTATTATATTCTCCAAAAAACGGCATTTCTAACAAAATAAAATCAGTTTTATGTAAAATGTTTGTTGCACCTTTCAAAATAGGTATTTCAGCACCTTGACAATCTATTTTGATAAATATATTATTATCATTTGTCATAATGTGGTCGTTTTGTATAATTGTGTTCAATGTGATGGTTTTTCGTTTTATAGGGGCTACATTTGTATAATAGGCGGTTTTCTCTTTATACATGGAATCGCCCGTTCCCTTTATACTATACCAGTCAATTTCGTCAACCTTATCACTTAATAGTACATTTGTATACAAATGTATGTTGTTATTATCATTAAATTGATTTAACTCTATATAATCATTCGCTTCAAATAGATAGTATGTTGATTCTGGATAAATCTCTTTCATAGATGTAGTCCAGTCTCCTTTATTTGCTCCTATATCTAAGATAACGGAAGGTTCATATCCCTTATCCTTAATTAATAATTTTATGTGATCGAACATTACAATAATACAAGTATATCTATCTATATTGTTATGTTTACAAAAACAATTCATCAACATTCACCTTTGAAACTTCCATATAATTTGTCGTTCTATCCATGGTACTATATCCAATAAGGAAGTTATCAGTTTTTTTATCAAAAACAAACCCTAACGTGTATTCAATATGTTTTTTTTCAAACGTAAATGGAATGCTATAACGTTTTACTTTGAAAGAATCTACATCCAATACAACAAACATATGATAATAATACCGTTTTTGTTCGTGACTTACCAAATGTGTAATGAACCAGATTTCATTATTTATCGTTACTCCATTCGTTGAACCACGTAATAGTTTAAATATACTGGGCGTTTGTATCATATTTGTAGTAAAAAAGGAGGTAGTCATATCTGTAGTGGTATCTTCATTCTCAATATATTCACCAATCGTTAAAGGATACCATTTATATATCACTTTCACTCGTTCTAATGTAGTATTAAATAGTACCCAATTCTTTTCTACAGCGTATGCTGTTTCTTTACTAACAAGCGATGAAGTGGCTTTATGAGAATTCATATCAATTGAACCTGTTTCAATCATTATTTTATCATGTGAAATTCCTCGATTTGCGTTAAAGCATACACCCATTGAGTTTGATAATAAACGTATATCTTCTAATCCCTCATATACACAATCATGCTTGGTATTATATTCTAATTCAAATTCCTTTTCTTTGGTCCATTCTGTATTGGTTATATCAAATACACTAATTATATTCTTTGTTATAATGTTATTATTCTTAGTCAAATTTCCGCTATTATCTTTGTATAAATACGACCCATTATTGTCTATAAAATAATTAACGAACCGTGTATTTATATACATTTTGTCATTGTTCTCACTATAACATATAGAAGGCGTAGAACAAAACAAGTTTGGATATTCTTTTAAACATGAAATATTCAGTATCGTCTTCACGTTTTCTGTTTCGGGTTGTTTCATATCAGATAGAGACTTAACATAAAATTTGTAATTAGAGAGAACATTATTACGTATGTTGTTCTCTAATGGATACTTTAAAACTCGCATAAACACTTTTATCATATCTATATTTTGTTGATTACTATAAAATCCAGTGATTGAGAACTCGTAGTCTATTTTATAATCATATATATCCTTTTTAAAAAACAACTGGTTCTCTTCATTAATGCTATTACGACTTTTGATAGCCATGTTATAAAAAACATCAACCAGTACATAATTTTTATTGTTTCTATAATAATGAATAATCTCATATAAGTTCTCAATACGTTCTGGTAAATGATTATATCCTTCAAGCCAATAGAATATTGCTTTTTCCATTTCATTCATCGCTTTATAGCATAAACCAATACAGTAATAGGAATACCAAACTTCTTGTATCCATCCTTTTAGTTCTATTCTTTTTTTATATGTATTGATAGCGTCTTCATATTGATGAGAATCTTTATAGCTATTCGCAAGATAAAATGTATATCTGTCATTATTTTGATGTTTTTCTAATCCTTCTTTCAAAAGCTTTATATCTCTAATAAATTTATCTGCCTTAGCTCCACCGTCCCCAATATCATTAATAAACATTAACTTTTTAGGAATTCTATATATAGTTGTGTTATATGGTGTCTTGATATACTCATGGGTTACTCCCCAGTATGAAAATTTACCTGTATTTTTGATAATACGAAGATTTTGATATTGAATTTTGCTATTTCCTTGTAATAAATAATATGCGTCTTTATCCATAGAATTTTTAAAATCATATATGGAGTCATTATTATTTATATGTAAAGTCATATCGGCATCTAAAAACAATATATAATCAGCATTCTCCATTCCATAACATTCTTTTAGTGCGTAATTACGATTATATTCAAAATTATGGAAGGATTCTTTTACTATTTTTCCTGTCATATTTACATTATCAAAGAACGTCTGGATTGTATCAATCGTATTGTCGGTACTACCAGTATCACATATACAATATGTATCAATTAAAGGTAATACTGTCTCCAATAACCGTTTGATAATTTTACTCTCGTTTTTTACAATCATATTTAGACATATTTTAGGCATGATTGAGAACTTGGTAATATATTATAAATACATCAATGTTTATATTTATTTTTTAACTGAGTATTTTTTCCAGTTATATAATAACTAACCATTATACAATGTCCTTTACGAGATTTCATGATGACCCACATAGAATTAAAAAACAAATTGACGAAAGTAGCTTTGCTGGTAGATATATGTTAAATACACCTGGTCCAGGAGAAGAACTACCTTTTTTTGAAGACGCTCAAGTTAGACTACAACACTGGGGAGCTAACTTACAAGAGAATACCGTAGCTCTTGAAAGCGATTTACGTGGACTAACACGTCCATTAAATCGTGATTTAACAAATGAAAATAACTATCAGAAACAAGCGGTATATAGTGCTCCAAAATACTACCATTCAAGTCAACCTTTTATTCAAGAAAGTCGTGCAAGTCATCCCGCTTGGATGTATAAAGATTTAGAACAAACACGATGGGAAAAACCTTTATTAAACCCATTGAATGGTTTAGAAAAAGGTTTTCACGAAAACGTCCAAACACGTATTTTAGAAAAAGATAATCATACTACCAAAATACCATTTGTGAATGGTACAAATCAAAATAATTTTTACTTAACTGGTAATTCTATATGTATTTCTGGCAATGAAGATAGTTGTCCTGGAACACTTTATTCTGGAAAAATGAATAACACCAAAAAATAAACTAAAGAATAATATTGTATAAAAGTAATATATTTATATAATATAAAATAAGATGGAAGTAGTCGTACCATTATTTGCCTTATCCAGTTTATATTTAATTAATAACCAAAATAAAAAAAAGGATGAAACAGAAGAATTCTCAAATCAACAAGCATTGCCTAATACCAATGTAGCAGATATTAATTATTCAAACGAAGACCCAAATGAAACTGAAAATACATCAAATTTATCTGTGAATAATCGTTATGATAATGGTGGTGGAGTATATACTGATAAATATTTTAATCAGCAAAAAACCAGTTCTGAGGGTGGAACTGAATATATGTCTTTAGACGGTAGTAAAGTTACCGGAGATTATTTTCAACATAACAATATGGTTCCTTTCTTCGGAGGACATTTGAAGACCAGTCCTGAACGTGAAGAAACTAACGAGAGTATTTTAGACAACGCAACTGGTTCTGGTTCTCAATTTATTAAAAAACAAGAACAATCACCATTATTCTCGCCTGGTGAGAATTTACAATGGGCGAATGGTATGCCTAATCAAAGCGATTTTATTAAATCACGAATTAACCCCAGTATGAAAATCGCAAATGAAAGCCCATTTACACAAGAAAGAGTTGCACCTGGTCTTGGATTAGGTTATACAACTGAAGGTTCTGGTGGATTTAATTCTGGTATGGAACAACGTGATTTATGGAAGCCTAAAACCGCAGATGAACTACGTGTCGATAATAATCCCAAAGCAGGCGGTAATATGGTTTATGGATATGAAGGTCCAGCTAATAGTCATATTAAGAATATTGCCACTCGGGAACAAATGGGTATTATGGAAAAACACCGACCTGAACGTGCTTTTGAATTAGATACCAGAAATGTAGAAGGGTTTTCTAATGGTGAACGTGATATTGGTCGTTTATTTACAACTGGTGGAGCTGAAAAAGGCCAAACCATGCGTGGAGTACCAGTCGCAAAACACGTATCAAGACCTGAAACCGCTGTTTCATATACTGGTGCTGCCGGATATCAAAATGATGGAACTTATGTTCCCGGTGAATATATGGAGTCTAAAAATCAACAATTAGGTGCTCCACAAATGGGTGCTGCAAGCGCACAAGGTAAATACCTACCCACTGAATCCGATTATGGCATCAAATCAAAACAAGCTTATCCTAATAACAGAAGCGCAAACAAACAAGATAGTTATTTTGGTATGGTTAGTGGAAGTATTGGAGCAGCAGTTGCACCTATTATGGATATTTTACGTCCATCCAGAAAAGAAAATGTGATTGGTACATTAAGACCTTACCAAAATCCTGGTACTAATGTTCCCCAATCATACATTTTCAACCCATCTGATAAATTACCCACTACTATGCGTGAAACCACTGAAAACTCAAAAAATCACCTTAATGTCAATGCAAACCAAAATGGGGGTGGTTATCAGAGTACCGCTCATCAAGTGTCTCATACAACTCGTAACGAGACTGGCGATTTTTACTACTCAGGTGTAGCAGGTGCCGGTGACGGAACCAGACAACCATCATCATATCAATCTGGCTACAACCAACGTAATAATGATATTAAATCAAGCACCATAGATGGATACATGGTAAAAGGTAACATGTCATTAATGAACACCAAGATGAATGTTCGTCAGGTGTCTCGTGATGAAAAACTCAAAAATTCAAGAGAAGTCTCAGGTACAATGCCTTATAAATCACCTGATACAAATACTATGGGACGTTTATCTGGCAACGAGAAGGGACTCTATTCCAATATTCAAACCGATAGAACAAACCCCGAATTTTTAAACAACTTACAATCTAATCCTTATGTTTTAGACCATCGTAAAGCACTCTAAATTGTAAATATTTACACATATATATATATTTACAAATCGTTTACATCAAGTAGGATGTATATAGTAACAGACCAGTTACATTACCGCTATCTACATTTATAATTATTTTTTGTTCGGGTTTAGCTTCAGTCGCCTCTATTATTGATACACTACCGATTTTATCACCTGTTTCATCATAAATATCGCCTGATTGTATTATGTTAATACATTTATTACCAACATCCATACCGGCTATTTCACATTCACTTTCATCCAGTTTTTTACATGATTCTCCAAACGCATCTTTATTATAACCAAAAACCGTTCGTGATACTTTTTCTGTATAGTTTGAAATATCATCTGCCGTTAATATTCTATTTGGGTTTCCATCTGGTTGTGATTTGCTTTTATTTGAAAAGAAATCGCCCCATAAATTAACCATTTGATTTGTTTGTTTCGTGTTATTTGTTATTTCTAATTGGAAATTTTTAGGAAACATATCGTTTGTAGTAGGCGTTATTATTATAAAATTGTTGTTCGGTCTTGCTTTATCTAATTTTACATTTATATTACTATTCCTATTTTCAGTGTATTCACTATATACCTCATTGTTACTAATTGTTATTTTACTGTCTACCTCGTTTATGTATTTTTTCTTATTATTATAAATTTCATTTAAAGATTTATTACGAGGTATGTATTCATCAAATGTAGATGTTGGTAATTTGATGTCTGGATGATTCACCGATAGTGTTGTAACTGAATAACTCGCTTCATCTATCATACCTACCGATTTTGGGTCTACATCTAACATATATACATCACTTTTTGTACTACTTAGCACATTTGTTTTAATTAAAGGCTGTGTAAAATCAAATAACTTAGTCTGCATACCCATACCAACCGACCCACCTATATAAGGATTTTTTGGTTTAGTTGGCAAATTATATTTTATGCTTTGTGTTGTTGGTGTTTGGTTTTCAATGGTAAATTGTAATTTAATATCTGCTATATTCGGTGGAGATGACGGTGGTTTCGCAAGTTCTGTTTGTTGTTTTTTTAGTTCAGCTTTTCCTTCCTTTTTCATTTCTTCGGGCGTTTTACATCCAAATGGACCATCACAATTAGCCCCGATTTCGTACATTTCATCTAAATTTTCAATATATTTATCATCACGGGAAAAATACCAAAATGACACCAAAAACAATGTTATTAAAATTAGAAAATATATTCCATTTCGGGTTGTTAATTTCATTAAATACTTATAATATATAACTATTTAATATTTTCAAAATCAGTCTATATTAGAGATTTGTAGTATACCCTACGTATAACAATATTCCGGTTGCTCCTGTATAGTTCTCAATATTCATTTCTATAGTATCGGTTGAATTATTCGATTGTCTATTGGTTTTTGTAACATGACCGATTTTACCACCCTTATTATCAAATATAGGACCCGATTGGATTACGTTGATTATGTTTTTACCTATATTTAATTTGTTTATACTGCATTTTTTTTTGTCTTTAACGAAACATCCCTCTGTAAATATCTGTTTATTATAGGTAAACATTGATATATCTTCGGATACATTCGTATAACCAGACAGATTATGTGGACCAATTATCGTATTTGGATTACCAATAGGGCGTGGTTTATTTTTATTTATGTATGTATCTCCCCATAAATCAAACTGCATTTTATTTTCTTCTACGTTATTTTCGATTGTTAATGTGAAATTCTCAGGAAACTCCACTGCGGTTTTGGGTGAAATTACAATAAAACGATTTTGGTTTACCATATTCGCATTTTTATGCATAACTGGATTCAATGATTGAAATCCTATTTGTTTGGGGGTATTTTCGTTAAATATAGTAGAACGATTATCTAATATGACACCATCCGATGATAATGACGTTATTGAATATTCTATGTGGGCGGGTATTCCATTTCCCTTATCTAATTGTTTATCTGCTGATAGTTTACTATCACTTTTTAAAGATACAATTAATTTTGGGGAACTCTCGTCATTCTCAAGTCCTTCCTTATAATCATTTTCCTGTTTGTTAAAAAAATACCATATTAATAGAGCAGTAAATATTATTATTAATAAGCAACATATGATTGTAGTTATGGTTGGATTGTTTCGTAGCATGTCTTATACATTAGCGAAAGATTTATTATACAATAATTTATCTATATATAATACCTAAATGGATAATAACCCTATATCAAAATGATATGTTTGGAAGTATGAAAGTATTTTATAATAATCTGAATTAAACAATCAAATTATTATAGCAAATATGATAACAATTAGCTCTTACCGAGATTCGAACTCGGGTTTGTTGAGTTTTGTACACGTAAACATAATTTATGTAAAATGTATTTCAAAGTCAACAGTGATAACCACTACACTATAAGAGCAAATATACCCACCCGGTACCACAATATTTTTAATGGGAAATATTGAAACCATTATGCTGCGAGAAGTGGGGTTCGAACCCACGCGCATTATGCACCAGGTCTTAAGTCTGGCTCCTTAGACCACTCGGACATCCTCGCATAAAAACAGTTTAAATACATATTTAGGTCTAAAGCCCCCAGAGAGACTTGAACTCTCGACCTTATGCTGATACGGACCAATATACGGTCTTACTAAGCATACGCTCTAACCACTGAGCTATAGGGGCTGGCGACGTGCGCTCTACCATTTGAGCTACACTCCCAATAATTATACACAATATTTACATTATTCACACTACCCACACAAATAATATAGTAAAAACGTCTTTATATCATTTATTACTGTTTTTCTTTATCAATAGTAACTTCTCTGAGAACGTTCTTCATTACTTTATCCTCAAATAATTTGGTTTCATCTTTTCCACACCCACCAAGTGCTGATTCGGAATATTTGAAGAACCTTTCATAATTTTCTGTTCCCATAATACCCACATCTGGTGTCGAATCATACCATACTGGACGCATTCTTTCATTCTTGTAGGCCACACCTTTAACTGCCTTACGTAGCTTGACTTTATCCTCATCTTTTTCCCATTTGCCATCATCCTTAATATAAACCGTTTCGCGCTTTAAATCCGTACAATGGAGTGGACGGTCATGGATTTCCATTTCATTTATCCGTTCTACAATGATATTTGAAATGCCATCTATGAAACCACGTTCTCCTGTTTCTATAAAATCTTGTACTGATATGTTAATTGATTTTACAAAATCTTTCAATGTCATTGCGTTCTTACATTTCTCATTCAAAAATACATTGAGATTGAACTTATTGTTGCTGTTTATATTCGTGTTGTTATTATTGTTACCCATATTTCCTGCCATTTCCATCATTTTATGATTTTGTTCGATTAACAATTGTTTAAATTCATTGTTTTGTTTCACTAACTCAAATATTGTATTGGATAATACCTTTACATCAGCACCTTGATTATCATCATTTAACGGTTCTTCATCTGATATATTATTGTTTGTGTCAGAAGATTCATCGTACTTACATGTCTTTTTATGTCTGTAAAAACTTGAAGAATGTTTATATTGTTTTCCACATTTACATAGTAGCGAATCGGGGGTAGCATTGAGGTAGCATTCAGTAGCATTATGTTTATTACTATTTAAATGCTTATTGTAATCACTTTTCTTACCACATATGTAGTTACATTTTTCACAAATAAATTTTTGAGACATTTTATTTGATACAGTATGTAGCATTTTTCTCTATATATGCTATATAGATATTCGCCTAAATACTTTTACGCGTAATATACTTATTTTTTATGCTAACATTAATTTATCAATAAATACATAAAATACAGCATATACGTCTAAAACGTGTTTTTGAATAACCCTTTTAAAATTTCTCATCCAGGATTTTCATTTTGGACATTTATTTTATGTCCAATTTCAAATTCCTCTACCAATTCTTTTTTGCACTTTTATACATTTTTAACGTAAAACTATTTAATTTGTATAATAACAAAAAGAATGAAAATATTGAACCAAAAATATAATAATATATTACTAATGCCATTGTCAAAACTAATAAAATCATATGACCTAATACCAGGAAGAAGGTATATGATTGATATTCAATGGAATTTAACTAACGATTTAAGAATACCAAATAGTAACTACATGATTGGTACATTTTTAGCTTCAAATTATATTCGCGGGCGTACCTATTCTTATGATACTGGGCTACAAGTGTTATTATCTCGTTCACGATTAGAAACAGAATTTAATATAGATGGAAATAAAACCATTGTAAGTTCTGTTAATAAATTTTATGAAGTATTAACTCCACCAAAAGACATTATAGAAAAAGCACACAAAATATTTACACTTCATTTACCTAACGATATTAAGAAATATATATGCAAATATATCGAATTTACGAAAGATTTATATTATCGTCCGCGACCAACATATTATTGTTAGGAAACAAATTAAAAACATATCGGTTATATAATTTAAGGTGTAATGGATTTTTTAAGATCACTTTTTTGTAAGAAAACAGAACCCATCAAAGATATATCTGATAAAGAACAAAAACTATTAGAAAACAAAGATAAAAATACTGTGGATGTTGTTAAACAAAATCCCATTAATGAAAATGAAGAAATAGCCCTATTGTCAGAAGAAGTTGACGCAACTAAGAAGGCACAAGAAGAAGTTGACGCAGTCAAGAAGGCACAAGAAGAGGCCGAGGAAGCCAAGAAGGCACAAGAAGAGGCGGACGCAGCCCAGAAGGCACAAGAAGAGGCGGAGGCTATCAAGAAGGCACGATTAGATGTAGCTGATGCTATCAAGAAGGCACAAGAAGAAGAAGAAAACGTAAACTAATTATTTATTTTTATGTAGATTTGTATAAATTTGAGTGATTTGTGAGTGATTTGTTATATGTTTATAAATGTCATAATTATTCTTTGTATGCTCGTTATGCTGGTTGACTAAACTCTTTACCATAGAAATATACGACGGTAAATCTGTATATGTATATCCTACAGTACGTGGTAAAAAACGAAAAGAATCTATTAACTTGCCGTTCATATGAATAACTAAAAAGGATTATTTTTATATTTTCGTTATTCATAATACTTCTAAGTATACATATTTAGAAAAATATGTATACACCTATTATGATGAATTTTAACATAATTACGTCAATTTGTCGTGGAGGTGGAATTGGATATAAAGGGTGTTTACCATGGACCAATTCAAATGCGTATACTATGTTATTTTCAAGACTAACTCGTGGAAATGGAAACAACGCAGTCTTGATGGGTATGAATACATATGATAATTTAATGGTGACATATTGCAAACCTCTTGGTGGAAGATTCAACCTTGTATTGAGTAAGGAAAGATATGATAACATATATTCTCCATATGGAAATGTAGAATACTTTACTAATATTGATTCAGTTGTATCGCATTGTACGAAAAATAAATACGATGAGGTTTGGATTATAGGAGGAGAAAAAGTATTTTCACATTTCTTAAATCAATCAAAAATCCCAATAAAAAACATTTATTTTAATTATGTTAATAACGACCATATATGTGACGCGTATATGCCAATGCGATTTAATGAAAATGACAAATTTGAAACATTAGATACACAAATATTGAATAATGTAGAACAGTCCATTATCAAATTTGATTATAACAGAGTTCCGATTTAATCACAAACAAACAACGAACACATATTATTTGCCTCTGTATTTACAAGAGGCTTCTGAAATAATCTTGTAATCATTCCATCATCCCTGAAACGTACTGTATAATCTTGTTGAATATGATTTCTTCCAATGCGTCCCATAGCTTGTAATGTTTTTTGAGGAGTCATTTTGGTTAGGTCTTTGCCAATAAACCCATGACAGAACTGATAATTTGTTCCATAAATATAATCACTCGACGCAATAATAATAAATAGTTTCTGTTCTTCGGCAAGACGTTTCATGATTTCCATATAATTAATATTTGGATTCTCAATAAACATACCAATACCCAATAGTAGTAATACTTTAAGATGATTACTAATATTTAACTGCATAATTTCTTTTGATGTAACATCATCAATATTAGATACAAATGCGTTTTCATGAATTTCTCCATCAGGAGACCATATATTCTGATGTGGGCGTGTATTCGGTACGTACATAGCATCTAATGAGACCAGTTTAATTTCCTTTCTTAATTTTTTAATTTCATTGTCAAATTCTTGTGATTCTTTACATAATCGACCACTTTCTCTGACTGTTTTTGATTCGTCATAATTGCTATTCTTTGTTTCTTTAGATAATATTTCACCTTCTAAGAATTCGATTCGCTTAATCAATCCATCATTCTTTGTAATTCTGGATAAAATCGTTTCAAATACAGATGGTTGTATATTTGTTTGTTGAATATAAAACTTACCAATTTTATCTACGTCGTCTGCCAGGAAAATAGTAGGTCCATCTGTTAATGTGTAAGCATCTGAAGTTGTAATGGAAATACCATTCGACCCCGATTTAGATGTTTCAAATTTCATTGTTCGCACGCTTTGTAAGTATTTATATATTTTACTCCATTCGTCTTCATCAATCTGAAATAATAAGTCGAGATAATACTCTTTTAATTTATTCATGGTAATGTTTGTGATATTTCCTGTAAAATAGTTGTCAACCGTGTAATCGTCATCTATTAGGTTTTGGGAATTAACATACTCAATAAATTTGATAATTTCACGTAAATCAAAATATCGCAGAAGAGTTTTATTCGATTCACAATACCGGGCACATCTTATCATCTCAGAATGTTCTTCATATAGATAATGTGGTAAAGCACAATATCCTGACTTATCAAGAATAGAAATCGATTTACGACAATCATAGCTGGTAATTGTATGTACTTCCGCATTTTCAAATGTAGCTTGAAAATCATGAAATACTGGCAATAACTCTTCTTGTGTTGGTAATGTAGCACATGACAAAACCAATGTGGGAATCTTGTTATTTACCCAGTTGGAATGAATAGTAGAATGTAATTCATGTTCTTCATAATCCATCGTAATAGTGGGTTCATCCCAATAAGTAATAATATTTTCAGCTTCATTAAACGCTAACATATAATGCATTGCTGTAATGTAGGATTGAACGTCGCATATCATAATTTCTACGTTGGTTCCCACACTATTATCCACTTTGCCAATTCCACCTGAACGCCAATTACGTGTATAATCTACTGCTGAGAAATAATGTAACCTGATGTCAGATGCGGTATCACATCCAAATGCGAATGCGACTTTCTTTTCCATTGTAATAGCAGCTTTAGCCAGAGCCAGACCAATGTGACGAGCAACACATACAAATATAATTCTGTAGTTTTCAGAAAGACCAATAGGAGTGAGGGTTTTACCGGTACCTGTAGGAGCAGTATATAATACCAACTTAGGAACAAATCCATCAGATTGGGGTCTACACATATTATAGATTTGTTTCTGATGTTGGAATAGTGTTTTGTCTTCATATTTCAAAAGATGTGGATTTTTTTCAATAAATTCATATGCGTTGGTAATGATTTCACTGGTCTTGGTAAATGAATTCACATAGCTGATAATTTTGTCCATAATATCAACAAAATGAGTATTCAATCCTGGGATAGTAGCTTTTCTTAGTTGTAGAAGAGTATATAAATAGAATGAATATTTTTGTTTTCGTTTGTATACATGTTTAAGTAAATTATGTATCATTTCATGTAATACGTATTCGAATATGTATTTTTTATTTTCGTTTATTTTTAATTCGAGATTTTCAATACGTAGTTTGTCAATACTTTTCATTGTTTTTAACTTTCCACCAGATCCTGGAAAATCAATATTAAGTAATTCGGGCGCATTTTTGCCATATTTTTGTATCGTTTCTTTTAATTGAGTTTCAAAATATCTTTGAAATAATAATAATTCTGTACCAGTGTTCTGTTCTATTTTTACAAATGAGAACAATGATTGTTGAGAATTGGTATGTATATCAACATCGTGATACCCTTTTTTTATCATTTGTAAAATTTCCTTTTCTTGGGAAGAAACAGGTATTTCAATTGATTCCCATTCAGATTTTACTAATTTGCGTTGAGAGAGATCCATTTTCGTTAGGTCTTATTATAAGTTACATATGGTTGTGTCATAGGTTTTTAATCAATTTTCTGGAAAAAATATAGAAATACGAATACATCTATAATAAAATGTTTAATGGACTTTTCCAAAAAACGCATAAAAAATTATCATTTGAAGACATGCAACATATTATAGCTAATCCGAAAGAATATGTCATTATAAATACATTACTATCAAACGAACAACATTGTTTGATTAAAAATACAATTTCTTATCAAACTGAGGAGAAAGCGATTAACGAATATTTAAATCAATACGATTTTACACCCAAATTCATAATATACGGTAAAAACGCAAATGACGATAGTATAGAAAAAAAAGCGAAACAATTATCTGGCTTGGGATTTCCAGATGTGTATTTATATGTAGGTGGGCTGTTTGAATGGTTATTGCTTCAAGATGTATATGGAGATGATGAATTTCCAACGACAAGTAAATATCTGGATATACTTTTCTATAAACCTATATCAATGCTGTAATTATGCTGTTTCATTGGGTTCAACAACATCTGTTAATTCAACCACTTTAGGTTCTTCTTTTACCTTATCAGGGTCGGCATAATTATATTGGACCTTATCTTTTAAGTAGGCGGAATAGAAAATGTTAGTTTCAGTATTAGCTAATCCATAAACATCAACTAATTTACCGACCAAGAATAATAGATTTGTCACAAATACGGTGGTTGTCTTACTATCATAGTAATTATCATATATGGTAAATCCACTATAAACTGAATTTGCTAAGTAGAATAAGGCAGCAATGTAACACGCTTTCTGGTAAGACCCGTCTAAATTTAATATAACTTGTCTTTTCTTTTCAGGTAAAAGTAATAATGCCTCCCCTACAGCATCGTTATCCGATGGGAATTCCTTATTTACTTCTAAATAAGAAATCATTTTATTTTCACGACGAAGTTCAATAACATACATCATGAAAAACGCAACGAATGTGGCAAGATTTACAGATATATTACCTACATGCATAGTATCGGTTTTGCTTGTCATTTGTGAAAAACTACAAAGTTCGTCACCGCACTTTTGGGGAACAAAAAACAAGAGCAATGTACCCATAAAAACGCGGTACATTTCTAATGTAAACGTCACATAAGAGCCTGTTTTTTGTTTAAAGTCTTGATCGCCCATTGTTTCCTGAATTTCTTTCAATTCACTAACAAAAGATTGCCATTTAGATTTAGTAGGTTCTTCGGTTGACTTTACCGATACGGTAATTTCTTCATTTTCGGTTATAGGTACTGCCTCCATAACTGTATATAATAATCGCATATTTTTATCTGTATAAAAAATTGAAAAATGGATATATAACGTATCTCTTGTAAAATTATATTAAGATTATCTATATCTGTCTTCTAAAATGTGTCAACCCGTTATTATTTCTATTGAAGGAAACATTGGTGCTGGAAAAACCACCATCGTCCATGAGCTCCATAAGCGTTTTCAAGATAAAAAAAACATTATTTTTGTAAAAGAGCCTGTAGATATTTGGGAAACAATTACAGATAACAATGGGGAAACTATTTTACAAAAATTTTACGCAGAACCTTCTAAATACGCATTCCAATTTCAAGTTATGGCACTCACCACCCGTTTAACGTTGATACGTGACACTATTCGTAATAATCCGAATTGTGATATGTTAATATGCGAACGCTCGATTGATGCTGATAAAGAAATATTCGCGAAAATGTTACATGACGATGAGTTAATCACTGATTTAGACTATAAAATTTATTGTTTAATGGCAAACGAACACGCAAAAGATTTCAATGTAGCAGGGCATATATACATTAATGCTGATGCGGATGTTTGTTTTAAACGAATTCATAAACGTTCAAGAGATGGAGAAGCTGGAATAGAATTATCCTATCTTGAAAAATGTAAAAAGTATCATGATGAATGGCTTGGAAAGTATGAACGTTGGGATTGTAATAACAATACTACAAACTCAACCAAAGTATTGGACTTGTTGACAAATGAAGACGCATCCTATATAGATAATAATACTAATGACCCTGGAATTCAGTGGATTTCACAAATAGAACAATTTATTCAAAATATTATTATTCAAAATGAATCTGTAAACTTATTGCCTCCCCCTACTAATTCTCCTTATTCTGATTCACCCTAATATGCTAATTAAATTTTACAACTATTTTCACATCTTCTTTTTTTATTGTTTTACATGCCGAAACTGATAGTTCTTCGCGGCGTTTTCGCGTTTTAGAATTCGTAGTTTCCATTTTATCATTTGTTGTATTATCCAATGTAGCACGTTTTTTTGTAGTGACATTACGTTTATTCATATCAGTTTCAATAGTTTCATAGTTATTTTTAATGTAATCTACGATTTTATTCTCAATCGCCCATTTAAAAAAATTCAATTGACCTATCGTTGTTTCCATGAGTTGGTTTTCATTGTAAGGTATAGAAATTCTGTCCCAACGACAAAATGGGTCAAACCTTTTTTTTGAATAGGCTTTTAATTTTAATTTATAGTCATTATAAACTTTAAATCTTGTATTTGAATGATTTTCACCCATTGATTGTGATAATTCATAGACTGTATAATATTTCTTAGCAAAATTCGTTACAAACCAATCTACAATTCTGAGAGATATTTCGGATTCACCGTTAATAATTTTCATCATTTTTTCCAAATTACCATGTTTATTATAAAATTCCATCAAATTACTTAATAATAATGCGTTTTGGGTGTTTAATGCGTTAGAACGGTACATATTTAGTATTTTACTATTAATGTTTATTTGTATTTATACGATTTACAGATAAATATATATTTTTAGTATAGTTATGGAACCAATTACATTATTCGCAATATATACTTTTGGACTTATCATTGGAGGCGTTGGACTCGGATATTATTTAGAAAGCCGTTCAAAAGATTATTATCAGAAATTACAACAATATGTAGATGATAATTTTAGATTACATTTTTGATTGACATTTCAAAATAGTATAAAAATAATCTGGTACTATTTGTAATGTCTTATCTACAAACACTTTGGGATATATTTGAGCGATTTTTATACTCTGAATATGAACGAGATTCAGAGTTAGATATTCCATTACAAACCGATTCTGATTCTGATTCTGATTCTGAAATTATTGATATTCAAAATATGAGTAGTGACGATACAATTGATACTTCGATATCTTCGACTTGTATAAAAAAACTAAATTCGCACACCATTTGTGATAACGTATAAAAATAAAAAGAACTGTATATAGTCTTTTTATTTTTAACAAAATGCTATGTTTCTACGGGTGATTTTATAACCGTTAAATGGAAGGACATAGTTATACACATCACTATTATCTTCACTGTCGTCGGAATCACTACAATCATAATTTATTTCATTTTTAGTATTTTTTTCAGAAAAAGGGTAATTATTTTCGATTTCATAATAGTCACAATCGTCTAATACATCAAACAATACACGTTCAAAATACTCAAATAAAATTTCAAAAAACCTTAACATTTTACTATATATTTATCATGACCTAATTTTAAGTTATTTACTTTTGTAATATTCTAATGATTTTAGTTGAATTTATAAAAATAAGGAAATAGTTTAACTAATGAATCCTGTTTTTTTAATAGGTGGTAAAACACTTTGTATACGTAGATTGAAACAAACCGATTTACAGCACGCATATTATGAAGTTATGAGTTTATTATCCGAGATTGACCGAACTATATTGAGAACCCGAGAGATATTAGACAACTTGGAAAATGAATATATCTATTTTGTAATAGAAGATTTAAATACACACATGATTATTGGTACCGGCACAGTCATTATTAGTAATAATTCTACACAATTGAGCCAAGTAGGACATATTGAAAATATTATGATACATCAGGATTATCACGACATAGGATTGGGTGATATAATATTCCAACATTTGAAGTATTATTGTCTGAATACGAAACATTGTATAAAGGTTATCACCAATTGCGACCATAATATATAATTTCCTATTCACAATCTATCAATTTATAATCTAAATCAAAACATGCCACTATACAATCGTCGTTTTGGCATTTATCTAATAAATTTGTGTTCTCCAAAAAGAGCGAAATTGTTGTATTGAAAAATGTGTTCTCGTCTATGTTGTTTTGTTCTTGCATACATGACCCGTGTTTCGTCCATTCGTGTTCCCATAATGTACTATCACACGCATGCCAATACGCATTCATATCGGTCAATAATTTACCAGTGGGTTTTACATACGACACTTTTTTACAGTTTTCAGGGTAGGCTGTACTATTTATTTGCGGCCAAAGTCCGTGAATCATATAATCGGTACTACACCATTTTTGGACTGCCAACTCATAATAGTTATAAATGTTGGTTGAATCTACCACACTTATACTTGCTAATATAGTTATTAGTTTTGAGAACATTACTATATACATTCTGAAGATTTAATTCAATATGTGTGCGTCTAATTCGGGTATTGTATTTTCATCGTAATTAGTAAAACAATTTACATGCGTAACACTTAATGAATGCTTCTCTTTTGGATTAATCTCCTTTACATAATCACGAACACGTAATGTATATGACATATGAACGTGGAAATTATTTATATTACAAATGATGATATTCAAAAATAACCCGCTATATCCAGTAATGTAATATTCTATATCTATTTTTTTATTCTCAAAAATCATATTTGCCATCACTTGTAATAAACGAAACTTGATGTCTAAATATTGATTTTTCTTCTCAAATCGTGTCATTTTCATACATATTGTGGCTAATTGGTCCAATTCTTGCTCGGAAAATGGTATATTAGAATGTTTATGTTTGAAATAAATGTATTTCAGTAAATAATGACATACGCAATCGGATAAACGACGAATGGGTGATGTAAAATGACAATATTCGGGCATCCCTACCAAATCGTGTGATTCTATGTTAGCCATATAATCAGCACGAATACCATTCGTTATTATTTCCTGTAACAATTCTTCGCCTGATATTTCATTATACACAGTTTGTAACCATTCACTCGCATTGCATGTTCTAAAAATACCCGTGTTTAAATTAATTTTTAAATATTCGCCTACAAAAGAGTTCGCGAAAATGGCAAATTCCGCAATCATTTGCTTCATTAATCGTTCTTGTTTTGTGTCTTCGTATAAATAGACGTGATTATCTTCATATATTGGGTATGCGGTGGAAACTTCATTTAATTTGATTCCTTTTGTTTTTAATGAACGTCTCGCTTTCAATGTTTCGCTTATTTGTAATCCTATAGTAAACGCATTCATTTCGTCGCAAACGACCGACGCACTATTATAACTAAATGCGTTCTCCTTTTTTACAAAAATGGTGGTAAATAATAATTTTATTTCGTTAATAGGTTCATATGTGGTTGAATTTATTTCAGATAATACTGTAATCGCATTTTTAGTATTACCTTCTTGTGTTCCTTGTAAGCTGGATAATTCTAACACTTGGTCTGGCATCATGTGAATTGGTGCACGATTTGATGGATATTTTGTTGTTGTTCTCTTCACAATATCCTTCCATAAATTCGAATCTAAATCGATGTATTCAGTTGGATCAGCAATATGGATTGCGAAATATAGTTTATCGTTTTCACTATATATAGAAAACGCATCGTCAGCGTCCTTACATCCGATTGGATCTATACTATACGTTTCATATGAGGTCATATCGACTCGTTCAGTTTGGGTAATAGAATAAGAGTGATTATTGGATATATTACTCGTAAGTATTTCATCACTAAAAACATCCCTTTTAATTCCATATTTGGGTTCAACTATGGTGGTATAATTATTTTCATAAACTTGATTATTCATTGTGTAGTATCAATATACTTATTATGTTAGTGTCTAATTATATACTTTTTTCATCATAACACAAATATAGTTTTGAAAAAAGATTCATATAAATGTTTGGTTCTCTATACTATAATGTCTACTTATTTCCTACATAAAAATAGGAGTAGTTCAATATCAAGTGGCACTTCCAAATATTATATAAAATGTGATGCGGTTGATACTGCCAATAGAATAGAAATTGTGAAATTGTTACAGAAACAAAAAGACGAAGATAGTAGAGTATTATTAGCTTATTTGAAGAAGAACCATAATAAAGTAAATATAGTAGTGAAAATGGGAAGAGAGAACACTACAATCAGAAAAGAATATTCTATTTCAGAGAACTTACATAAAACAAAATGTTCTGGATTTATAAAGTTTATATGTATATTTGAATGTTATGATGATAATTCTTCAGACAAAATTTGTCAAGGAATTCCAGAACAAGATACCAAAAAAGAAGTCCTTATTATGAAGTATTTTAATGAGGGGTCTGTCAAAAGTCATTCATGGACCAATGCGAATTTCCATATTTTACGTAGCATATTAATACAGACGATATATTCTCTGGTTGTAGCGTATGATAAAACCGGATTTATACATAATGATTTACACTTAGACAACATACTTGTCAAACGGACTACGCGAACGCATAGTAATTATCTAATTGATAATCTGGATAATATAGAAATGGAAACCAATAATTATACGTGTGTCATAATGGATTTTGAAAACTGTCTTTTTACGGATAAAGGTTCTCCTATCTTCTTTTGGAAAATGATAGAAAATATAATTACGCGTGTTGGTATTGAGCTGACAAATAATAAAGGTGATAAGGTGGAAGTATCAAACATATATGATATTTTAAGTTACATTTCAAAAAATAAAAATAACGATTATTTACGTGTTCTCGATATTATTCCCTTAATAGAGCAAATGGAATTTACTTTATTGTCTCTTCCGAAAATGATGGCGTATGATTCTAATATGTTTTGAGAAAAGATATAAACACAATTCTATATATAATATTGTAAAATAAAACAATGGATAAAGACCTTCGTATCAGTGAACTTGAAGAAAGGGTAGCTCAATTAGAAGCAGAATTGCTATCTACTAAGGAGCATTTGAAACGGTATACGGCTCCGGAAAGTAGAAAACAATATTATCAAAATAATAAAGAAGTTATCAAAGAACGTGTCAAAAAACATCAGGAAGAAACGAACTATAAGGCTGATTATAAACCTACTTCTGAACAAAAACAGAAATGGGCTCGGACCGCATATTTAAAAAAGAAGGAGAAATTAGCTCAAGAGAAGAAGGAGAATATTTAGGGATTATATAGTTATTTTATAAAAAACTATATAAAAAGAAATCTACGTATAATATAAAAAGTATTATGGGAGGACCAAATCCAAAATGTATTCATAACAGAAGAAGATATGACTGTGTAGAATGTGGAGGTGCTGGTATATGCGTTCATAAAATGCGAAAAACACGATGTATAGAATGTGGTGGCAAAGAACTATGTAGTCATGGAAATCAAAAAGGCGATTGTGTAGATTGTGGCGGTAGTCAAATTTGCGAACACAATAAGAGAAAACGACGATGCATAGAGTGTAACGGAGCTGCTATATGTGAACACAAACGAAATAAACAACATTGTGTAGAATGTAAAGGTTCTTTAATTTGTGTTCATGATAAAATGAAAGCACGTTGTAAAATATGTGATGGTAGTCAGTTGTGTAAATCTCCATTATGTGAGACGAGAGGTATTAAAAAATACAATGGGTATTGTTTACCGTGTTGTATCCATTTATGTCCTGATATTGAAATTTCACGCAATTTCAAAACAAAAGAAAACGATGTAGTAGACCGCGTGAAAAACGAATTTCCTGAGTTTTCTTGGGTATGTGATAAAAGAGTAGTTGATGGGTGTTCTAAACGACGACCTGATTTATTATTAGATATGGGGACTCATATTATAATAATTGAAGTAGATGAAAATAAACATGATACTTATGATTGTAGCTGTGAAAATAAACGATTAATGGAAATTTCCCAAGATGTAGGTCATCGTCCAATAGTGTTTATCCGGTTCAACCCCGATAATTATGTAGATAAAGATGGAAAGAAAATAAGTTCTTGTTGGAAAGTAAACGGTTATGGTGTTATGCAAGTATCTAAGACCAAAATAGTAGAATGGGAAGAAAGAATTAAAGAATTATTATCACAAATTCAATATTGGGTAGATAATATTACTGAAAAAACGGTTGAAACAATTGAATTATTCTATTGATATGTCTAATTGTGTATAATAAAAACATTATAGTTTTTATTATAATTTTTATGGAGATTCAAAAACAACAGGGTAATTGATTAACTATTTTACATTTTTTATTTATTTTTTGTGTTTTATAATTTTTATTTTGTTTTTGTGGGAAAACCCTTTTTATTAAAATACTTTGTAGGTCACAATAAATGTAGGTCACAAACTAGTTTGAGTAAGCTACACCCGCCATCCCGGACATAACACGGAGGACGTTGTAGTTAACAGCGTAGACACGGACCTTGGCAGTGGCAACACCTGAGACGGCACCGGCAGAAAGGACAAGTTGCATAACAGCGTTGTCAATTCTGGAGAAGTTACATGAACCGGAAGGTTGGTGTTCCTCAGGGCGAAGACCGAATGAGTAGACGTTGATACCTGAATCAGGGGCACGTGTGTGGTGTTGGAAAGGTTGGACGGTGTCAAAGTATGAACCCTCACGTTCGGAGAATCTGTCTTGACCGTTAAGTTGGAGCTTAGCGGTGACAACTGGGTTCTCACCCCAACAATGCATGTCAAGGGCAGTTTCGGCAAGGACGAATGAACCGGCATCGGAAAGACCTTGTGCGGTAGTTGATACAACAGCAGCGTTACCAACACCGTCTTCAGTCATATCGGCAAGGTCCTTGTCAATACCACCGTATGCGGCAATGTCGTTAGGAAGGGAATCAATGGCATCAGTGTAGTTGAAAGGTTGGGCTCCTTGGGTAGCGTGAAGGGTGGTACCGGCAATTAAGGAATCACAGTAGTCAACGTTAGCATCAGGTTGGACGACCCAGATAAGCTCCTTACATGGGTGGTTGAAGTTGAGCTTGATCTTGTTGGATGATGAACCGACGGACTCGTCACCAGTGAATTGGACTTGTTCGATAAGGTACTCGTGAGGGTTTTGTGCCATCTTTCTACGTTCATCGGTATCAAGGAAGATATAATCAACGTAAAGGGAAGCAGCAACAAGTGATTGTTGGTAAGCTTGGGTGACGGAAGCAGAAGCAGCATCGGCAGCATCAGGGTTAACAGCGAAAAGACATTCACCGATAGGACGGAAGTCAATGTTGATCTTGACCTCGTGGTATTGAAGAGCAATTAAAGGAAGGGCAAGTCCTGGGTTGCGGCAAAACCAGAATTGAAGAGGAACATAAAGAGTGGTCTCTGGAAGTGCGTTTCTTGGAGCACATACTTGGTTAGGGGCACTTGAAGCGGCACATGGACCAGCAACATCGGCACGACCAGCGGCGGCAATGTAAGTAAGTTGGGTGGTGTGACCGATCATCTTGTGGTAACCAGATTCTTGCTCTTTGGAAAGGGTAAGTTGGTTCCAGATGTGCATCCAGTCACCATATTGACGGTCAATACGTTGTCCACCAACCTCGACCTCAACTTGGGCGATGAGTTGCTCGCCAATGAAATCTAACCAACGGGCAGAAACACCGTTGGTACCGTTGTTCTTCATGGATTGGTTGATCTCAGGAAGAGTGACTTGAAGATAGGTACGGTAAGCAAGATCACCGTTACGGCTGATGGTACAGGTGACACGGCGACCGAAATCGGCTTGACCGGAGAAGGTCTGCTCGATGGACTCCATGGCAAAGTTGGTGTGGCGTCTGTATGACACCTTCCAGAAAGTGATTTCAGGGGTTCCGGTAAGGAAAACGTCTTGTGCGCCGTAGGCGACTAATTGCATTAAACCTCCAGCCATTGTATGGAATTTATATATTCTACAAAGAAAAAAATCTGGGAAAAAATCGCATTAATTCAATTAAAAAATTATTATTGCTAAAAATCTACCTATTATTGTAAATAAATGCTCTATTTATTAGCAATATTTCCCAAATAACGTAAGTTTATAATCCCCCATTAAATTACAATTGTAATGATTTAACTACAGTTGTAAATATCCTAAATATATTTGTATCACTTGGTAAATCTTCTCAAATTATTTATGTTTTATATACACATATATGACTTATAATTGACTGCTTATACCCAGTACATTAGTGCTATTTGTTAATAAAAAATTTTCTAAATAGTCTTCTTGGAATATTTCCCGCTTATTTTCGTGTTTTTTCGTGAAAATATAAGAGTCCTTCGATTTACGGATACTCCAACCTTCTTCTAAAGCATTTGTTAAAAACATCATCTTTTGAAATACAGGCTTTTCTATTTTTATATTTTGAGGCAAATCTATGAAAGTTGTTTCGCTATTTTTAGTATTCATTATACACTTTCTAAATACCCTATTCTTCTGATATTTACGAATTTTTCGCCTGCTAATGTATAGTAATCATATCATGTCAGAACAATACATGGAACCTACTAAACACGAATTTATATGCAAAGAACATAAAGTTCACGAAAAAGAAGTTCCGCTATCTCCAGCAAGATATAAATGTAAAAAATGTAAAAAAAAGAAAATTCACGGGTATAGTAATCCAGACCACGTATGTAATCCTTTTGGATATTTGTATTTAGCACCGACTATATGTCTTGATTGTGCTACAAAAACGAAAAAATGTATGTGGTGCTAAAAATTGATTGTTTTCATTAGATGATTGGTTAATATACACTACTTTCCAATATGATTTATTACATTATCGCAGCATACACATTAGCTACATTATGGTTTTCTACACATTGTAGTGATTGTTATTTTTCAAAAACACATTATATTATCATAGAAGAACACAATCATAGTTTACCTATTATCAAACCAATGCCAAAACCTATTACCAACACTAAAAAATATTATGACACATGCCCGGTTATGTTATAATATATGCGATTCATTCATTTTTAATATCTGTATTCTCGTGTGTTACTACTTCTTAGTTGCACGGCGTGTATTTTTTTTTGCTCCCCCCTTTGTTCTCTTGGTCTTTCTACGTTTTTTTGATTTCTTGCCGCCTCCAAATAAATTAGGTGAGTATATTGCGGTCGTTGCTGAAGGACCAAAATAACCAGCTATAGTATTAGGTCTAACTGAACCAGGTGCTAAAAAATTCATATCCAACATTGCTCTAAATCCGGAAGGTCTATCTCCCATAGCACCTATACGAATATTAGTAGGGTTATACTTAGTTGCAGTTCTATATCCTGCATTTTTAAATACACTATTTTCTTCTTGTGCTCTATCACCTTTGCCTTTTCGTGATGCTATTGATATTAATTGGTTGAAATTTTCTTTAAATAAATCTTGAAAAACACCATCAATCGGTTGTGATTTATCTTGATTATATCGCGTATTCCATAAGTTCATAATTTTGGTCGATAAAGCATTCATTGTATTTGATGCTGATAATAGTTCTTTACCATATTTAAGATAAAATGTTTCACGATATGGTTCTGCCTTGATACCATCTATCAAGTAATCAAATTCTAAAAGTACACGTTGTTTATCATGATTGATAAATGTGCTATAATAATTAGGTGTATTCGTTTGAATCATAATATCAATTGTGCTTGGAAATTCGTTATTTGTGGTGTTTATTTGGTTCATAGTACAACTACCAAGACCACCCATCGCATCTATATACTGAGGAGTAGAACATACAGCATTATGTAAAAAATTAGGATATCGGGATTTTTTAATTGCGTTATTAATAATACTGTTACTGTTAGGAGCGTTATTCAAATTGTTAATAAATTCTGTAGGAGACAATTGTTGATAATTATTTGTCCCTCTATTATTATTCCATAAATCCGGAATATTAATTATGCGTGCAAATAACTTATCATCTATACCAGATAAATTATCACCATTTGAAATACCATTTATTATGTCTGTTTGTATATTAAAAATCGTATAATTTATGTTACCGTTACTATCGAGCCCATCGGGATAACTTACATTACTATTCACATCTGAAAGCCCCATATTGAACAAACCATTAAACGCTACTTCGCTACATAATAAGTTAATCACAGATTTCATTTGAGGAGATATTTTTTTGTTTTTTTTACCGGACTCTTCTGACTCACTTTGTTTTGAGAACTGCCTTTTTACATCTTCGTTAAAATTAAAAATATGAGCGTCAATTTGTTCTTGTATACCTTGATTGGTTTTTAATATGGTATTATATCGTCGATTGGTGCTAGGTGGTAATTGTTTTATAGTACTATCTAATTTTGTTAAACGTTTTATTAGTTGGTTTCTCTTTACTGTCATTGTTTTTAAATTTGGGTCAATTTGTATTAGGTCGGTTTCATTAAAAGCACCACCTAACATTTTTTTTTTTATTTTTTTTCCAAAACCAGTTTGATTGTTGGGTAATGGACACATTTCATTTAACATAGTATCAATATTATTGACAAATGTGTCAGATAATTTTATTATAAAGTCATATTTATTCACCTTTGGATTAATTTGCGGACAATGAAGCACAATCAACAAATATTTCATCAGTATTTGTTTTAAATAATGGCTATTTAAAATAGCATACTCGTTTGTATATTCACGTTGTAAAAAGAAGGTATAAGTACCTTTTATTATTTGATGAACGGTTTTATTTACAAATTTTAAATATTCTACGTTTAGTTCATTGTTTTCATCACCGACCATATTTAATGCTTCGTATATTTCTGTGGATTTTATATCACGTAGGTTATCATTTTCTACTTTATCATCTATAATCGCATCTAATACATTTTGTATATTGTCATTTTGAACAACCTGTTTGTTAGGTGCTTCAAAAACGGTTTGCGTTTGAGGTTCATATGGCTCATATGATAAATTTGGACCGGTTAATGGACCGGCTACTAATGTAGCACCATCACCATCACCATCACCATCACCGCCAGTATGTGTTTTACCTTTACCTGTTTGTTGTAGTTGTAGTATACGCCTTTTTTTAATATCATCCATATTGGTTGTTTGCGTACCCGTCACACGAAAAGTTGTTTGTTCTATATATTGATATATAGGTTGAATTAACCCTATCATATGTATATTGTCATACGAATAGACAATCAGTATTGACTGTAATAGCGCATTTATTCCTGCGGTCGTTGTTAACGTCGAATTTATTGTATTTTCATCTTGTAACACGGTACGCATATAAGTTAGATTGTCGGCGGTTACTGAACGCGTAATTGGCTGATTTGTATCAACTGAAAATGTATCTGCGTCAAATCCGCTTACATTTTCGTAGAGAAAACTTATAATTTCTGGTGAATATTCATATTCAGATATATCATTGAACGTACTGTCTGGTAGATTGAAAAATGTATTTCTTTCACGTTTAATCTCTACCTCCAAACCACGGTTGCGTTTGGACCGTTCATCTCTCATTTTCTGTTTTTCTTCTGAAGTTTTTTGTGTAACTCCAGCTTTGGTCGGACCTTGTCGTTTCTTACCATTACCAGCTTGATTTCCTTGAAAAATATCTTGACTAATTTCTTCTAAAGATTTGATTCGGTTTAATGCGCTAATCGCACCATAATCATGAATAAAATCGTGTATTAGTAATGACAACATCATCAATCTGAAATATTTATCATCTTGATATTCAACTGTATGCATAATATTATATATATATATTCCTACTATAAAAACTAACATAAAAACACCCTTATAAAGTATTCCATCTCAGTTAATGAAAGGCGAGTCTAAAAAAAAGCAACTCAAACAATTGAAAACCATACATACAATAGATGAAAAACACTCAGAGTTAACAGCATATTATGATAAGATAGAGAATGAAACTATACCCCAGTTACAGAGAGAAAAAGACGAGATAAAAGACACCATTAAAACTTTACGAACCGGTCAAGTAGATGAATTTATGAATATGAAAGACAAAATTAAAGAAATTCAACAGAAGATTAAAACTCTCAAACAAGAGAAGAAAAAATATTTGCTTGATAATTCCCGATTCATTTTTGATTATTTCGAACAAAAACAGCAAATTTCAACCAGTATGGATGAATCGGGTAGCACGGACGCTCTAAATTCTTTTTTCAAAATAAAGCCTACTGAGAATAGTAATGATGGAACTATTAACAAATATACACAATCCAAAATGAATACGCAGCAATATTGGAGAAATGTGACAAATGAGTTTACGAATTCGCAAGATTATTATATAGAATCTGATACATGCGAGTTTTGTAATTCTGGTGAAATGATACCTCAAGACGAAGAAGGAATACTCATATGTAATAATGACAAATGTGGCAAATTCATTACCTATATTATAGATAGTTCTAAACCGAATAACAAAGACCCACCCAATGAAGTTTCTTACACAGCGTATATTCGTCTTAATCATTTTAAAGAAATCCTTTCACAATTCCAAGCTAAAGAGACCACATTAATACCCGAGGAGGTAATAGATTCAATTAAAGCACGTATTAAAAAAGAACGCATTACTGACCTGTCCGAATTGAATTATGATAAGATGCGTGAACTATTACGCAAACTCGGGTTAAACAAGTATTTCGAACATATACAATACATTAATTCATTATTTGGTATTAAACCACCAGTAATGAACGAAGAGTTACATGAGACCTTATGTGTATTATTTATTGAGATTCAAAAACCATGGGCGGTACATTGTCCTGCGAACCGAACCAACTTTTTTAACTACACCTATACACTTCATCAGTTATGTGTATTGTTGGACCAAACGCAGTATTTACCCTATATACCCATGATGAAAGATAGGGAAAAACAATTAGAACAAGACATGATATGGAAAAAGGTATGTGAAGACCTGGACTGGGAGTTTTTCGCATCCGTATAATATTTATTTGAAACTACATAAACATTATACATTATATTTAGTAATGAAAATGGAATATTCTTATCCGGTTCAACTAACAATTGAATATTCAAATGATACCGAATATCGTCATTGTTTACGCAAATTATTTAAAATGAATCCTATTAATTATCCCGATATATCTGAAATGGACTTAGATGAAGTAACTAAAGATGAAGTACGATATGATTTAGATGCGGCTAATGTTATATTGGAGTATATTTTTGAAATTACAAAATCAATACCCGAATTTATGAAATTGTATGAAAAAACCGCATCATTTATGTTTTCTACCGACCCGAATATAGGACTTACTATTATGCTTGGTTATGATTATTTAGACTTATTCCATCTCGTAATAATAAAAATAGTGTCTGGTATTTCTACTGAAGAATTAGTACAAACAGATGCTTATAAACAGTTATACGCAAAAATTTATAATTAATTTTTTGGTGTATATAAAATATACATTATTATATACACCTATAATGGCTTCTACACGTAATAAAAATAATGAAGGAGATTATCGTTTAGAACAACACGCTAACTCTGGATTATGCAACTATTTAACATGTAATAAAAGTAATTTTGGAAATCCTACAACCACTCATTTTCCCGGTAATGGATTATTACAAGGACGAATCGCGCCCGCTAATTTATCAAGTAATCCATGTGATATTGAATCACAATTGTTTGGCATAGGAACAAGCAATATGGTTAAACCAAAACCTTTTGTAAAACCTGTTATTCATGATTTACATTCTCTTAATGTTAGTGACCGTCTTCCCACAATGATTCCGGAACCATTGATTGTTGAAAAAGGACAACGCCCTAATATTATGAATTAGAATAGTTTTTTTGAGTTCGTCTATGAGATAATATGTTATTACGGAACGTGATATTGCGAGCGTGTTTTCGTTGTTTCTTTTTTTCCAATTCTTCTTTTGATATAGTATTTTGTACTATATCTGATTCCGCTGGTTCTTCCGATTTATTTGATGAAACTACTTTTAATATTTGGTTTGTAAAGTCCAACTGCATCGCATTATTTGATGTTTTTTCAGGCAATTCTTTACATTCAGTTATGTTTATTTTCATGTACTCAGGTAACGGCTCAGAAATATTATTCTCTATTTTTATTGGGATTTCTATATTCGCAATGACATATTGAATTGACATTTTTATGATTACATGAAATATCAATTTATATTTAACTTTTTTGTCGGCTATATATTTAATTTACGACTTCGGGTTTTTCATCTATGTAAAATTCTTTCTTTTCTGGATGATAATTTACGTATTTTACTTGTTTTGATGGCAAAGTTTCATCATCATTTTTCATATACATTTTACCTATGTAAATATATCCTTCGTTTACTTTTGATGTGGATAATTTGTACGGGTCATTGTCTTCGGCTGCTTTAAATGTAAACATATTACTCAATGAACCGATTAATAGACCTACTGATTGTTTTAACCAGTCTAAGTTACCCTTCCAATCTATTGATGATATTATGGAAGCTACTGGTTCTGGGGGTGATGCGGGTGTAATCGTTGATGGTTGTTGTTGTATTGCTGGTACTGATACTGGTACTGGTACTTGTGCTGGTGCTGGTGCTGGTGGTGGTACTACTACTTGTGCTGGCGTTGGCGTTGGTACTTGTGCTACTGGCGTTGGTACTGTTGTTGGTACTACTGCGGTTGATGGTGCTACTGGTAATATTACTGGCGGTGTTGATGGTGCTACTGGTAATATTACTGGCGGTGTTGATGGTGCTACTGGTAATGTTACTGGTAGTGGTAATGGTACTGTTGATGGTGCTACTGGTAATGTTACTGGTACTGTTGACGCTGCTACTGGTGTTGGTACTGTTGATGGTGCTGGTGCTGGTACTACTGCTGTTGTTGGTACTACTGGTGCTGTTGATGGTGCTACTGGTAATGTTACTGGCGTTGGCGTTGGTGCTGGTATTGGTGCAGGTGCTTCTGGTGTTTCTGGAACTGGCATAGCTAAGGATTTATTTAATATGTGTATTAATTGATTCACATTAAACATGGGTACTGGTGATGGTGGTGATATTTCTGTATCGAGAGACAAATCTTTATTTAAAGTATTTGTTAATGTTTGGAGCAATGGATTTACATCAAATTTATTTTGAATTGATTCACCTAAGTCTGTAGTTATTGTTTCAGGTGAAGGTGGTGGGGGTGGAATATTCACTTCTTTTGCCATACGCTCAGCTCCTTTTGTGGCCGCTTCTATTGGTGCTATACGCTTAAATTCTCTTTGTTTCATACGATATTCTCCTTCCTCTGCAGCCTTTATTGGTGTAATAAGTCTATCTCCTTGTTCTATTGCTTGTTTTTCGACTTCTATTTGTGCCCGACGAGCAGCTTCTTCTTGTGCCTTCTTGTCAGCCTCAGCTTTTTCTCTTGCCACACGCTCTGTTTCTGCTTCTTGTGCCAAACGTGCTGCTTCTTCTTTTGCCATACGGTCAGCTTCTTCTCTTGCTACACGAGCTGCTTCTGCTTCTTGTGCCAAACGATTTGCCTTTTCATCAGCAATAGCCTTAGCTCCCTGAACCCGCAATTTATCTAATTCTTGTTGTTTGTTACGTGTATCTTGTAATTGTTCTTGGGTTCGTTCATATTCATTTTGTACTGTTATTTCTTTTTGTTTATTTTTAGTTTGAAGTGGAACAATTACCTTATTAAATAATTCTTTTGCTAAATCGGATTCCAATTCCATTATGTATTATATTTACTTATAAATTATGCAAATACAATACTTTACGTGAAACTACTTTATTCTATTACTTTTTGAACGCTTTGTTTTACGACGTTTTGTTAGTCTACGTTTGTTTCTTCTTCGTTTTGTTTTTTTACCAGAACCATTTTGTATTGCGTTTGCTGCTGATACTTCTTGTGCGACTGATACTTTTTCTTCTGGAGGTTCTTCTACTGGAGTATATTTTTCACAGGTATTTGTTAATTCCTTAAATTTTTCGGTAGCAATATCTCTACAATCCGGATTTTTATCAGGATGAAATCTTAACCATGACCGTGGCTTAGGCTTCTGTGTATTT